GGAATGTGGTGTCAAATGGCATAATGACACTCTCAGCATACCATCTCGGGCCGCGCACAAAATGTACACGAGATCGGGCGTACTCGGACATAAAAAGTACATTTTTTGATATAAGAGATACATTGCGTGATTGTGCATTTGCCAACGAAACCCCTCCCCCCGTCCCTCTTCCTTTCCCCTTCCCTATTCCCTCGTCCCCTGATGTTTCCCCCTCTTCTCCCCCCACACCCCCCTTATCTCCCCCTTTTTTAACCCCTACACCCTTTTCACCCATCCCCAAACTAACACCCTCAGCAACGTCTTCGACGTTGCCCCCCCTCCCCTCGGACCCTTCCTTCGGAAGATTCCTCCCTTGCGGTCGGAATCTTCCTCAGTCAGCATACGCCGGTTCGCTTCGCTCCGCTTCGCTCCGCTGCGCTCACCGGCGTTATATATGCTCGCCCTGTACATAAACCAGAAACATTAATCACCAAACAGGCGACAGTCCGTTCACGAGTACAATCAATAGGCGACAGCTCGTCCCGAGCCATCGCCTATTGATAGTTCTATTCATGTTCCTATTCCCATTTGCACGCCACAAATGGCATTGTTCATCTGGTTCATTCGCCTTCCTGCTACAGTCACGTACCAGCCCAGGTGGGCCAGTACGCTACAGAAACAGGTTGGCGACATTTGAAATGACCAGTTTCATTTTCCTACCCCATTCTTTCGCTTATTTTGGCCCATCCTTGCGTTCTTGCACCTGAGATATGAAAAAACACGTCCTTATGATCGGAACGCGTCAGAATTGAAATAAACGCAAATAACGGCCAATACCACGTAGTGGGGGTACTAAACCAGTCACCCGCGCCGCCAGTTGTATGTTATATGTACGGCGTGCTTCATGTGCCGGTACAATGTTTCGAAGATATACCCCTTGACTTCTCGTTTTTGTTGTTTATACTCGCGTTAATCCAAGCCACAGAAGACACGAACAGCAGACACGGATTTCAGCAATGCCGAAAGTCATCGTCACGGCGGACTGGCACATCAGACCGGGAGGTGTAATTTGGAGACATCGGGCTCGACCGTGCGGTGATATCCAATTTGCATTACAGCAGATTGATTCCTACATCCAGCAGGAATCGCCAGATTCAGTTTGGATCCTGGGTGACACGTTTCATGCGTCTTACAACGCAAGTTCCTGCGTGGATATAATTTCTGCAATCAGGGACTGGCCCAACGTCTATTTCGTGCAGGGCCAGCATGATTACAGTTCTCCGCCCTGGCTGGAAGTTCTTAAACTGGGGCGTCATCTGTCCGGTGTTCAGTCGATAGCCGGTCTTAGAGTTGCTGGGATCGACTGGGTTGTGCGGGCTTCTGATTTTTATGACTTCATATCCCAGCTCGCCAGTTGCGATGTTCTGATCACTCACCAGGTCTTCAAGGAATTTGTCCCGGGTGGTCAGGTATCCTACATGCAGATCGAGAATCCGCCGTTCAGGTTTCTGTTCTCTGGGGATTTTCACGAACCGCGTGTTATCCAGCATGATAATTTTACCTTCCTTTCCCCTGGATCTCCCGCAGTAAACACAATCGCAGAAAATTTCCAGTCCTATGCGTGGCTGTTTGACGGGGAAAATCTGACCAGTTTGCCCCTGAAAAAGCGGCGTATCATCAGTGTTGCCGTCGATACCAAGGAAGCAGCCGAAGAATTCGTAGCAAACAATCCGGTTGAAAACTTTCTCGATCCGGATCTTCCTGGAGATTTGATACACCCGCTGTTGGTCGTACAGGCCCCGATGCCAGTCTTCAAGGTCATCTCCTCCGCCTATGCAGACTGTTACGTCGTCCCGCGTAGATCCGCCAATAGGGACTCCGATGCTGAGGTTCAAAGTGCGGATTCGGGGCCTGTAGACCAATCTCTTAGGAGCTCATTTTTTAAGGTTTTCGAAGAGCAGTTTGGCCTCGGTAATGCAGTTCTGGACCTGATCTCAGCTGCTGGTACCAGCGGGGCCGAGAAGGATAGTCTTTTTCGACGTTGCTTGGAGCGTGTAAAGGCTAATATCAACGACCCGCGATTGGAGCAGTTCTATGCAGATCACTGAGTGCGAGGTCGAGAATTTTGGCTGCATCGAGCACTTTGAATCCTGCTTTCAGCCAGGTTTGAACCTGATACTCGGTCCAAACGGTTCTGGCAAATCGACGCTGCTTGATGCGATATTTATCACCCTCTATGCCGAACCGTTCCCGGAGCGGGATCAGACCATCAGGCAGGGTACATCACGGGGTACCATACGACTGCAGATTAACGCCAACGGACGGAATTACACCCTCATTCGTGAGTTCTCCCTGACGCAGTCGTCTGCCAAGCTGATTCCCGACAGCGGTGAGCCGGTCAGCGGTCTGGCGAAAGTGCGGTCCTACCTGGTCTCTGAAGTCATGCACATGCCTCCGGGCTTCATGCCTTGGTACCTCCGCCAGGGGGAAATCCAGACGTTTGCCAACGTTCTTGCCGACGAATCTCTGGATATGCTTAACCTGCTTGGAATCGGCAAGATCTCTGGGCTCAAGCCATATATCGATAACGCGCTTCGCCAGGAGTTTGGCTCCATCGAAGCAGATTATGTTCAGGCTTCGTCGTTTGCTGCCGGTATCCAGGCCCGCATCCAGACGATGCAGGATGAACTTGCTCGGCTCCAGGAAGCCGAGATAGCGAGAAACAAGATAGATATCAACAGAAGAATGCAGTATTTGACTTCTGTGGTTTCTGCCTATGAAATCACGAGCAAGCTACAGGAGCTGATTGATAAGCGGCGGGCAGTCACGGACGAGCTGACTGCGATCAACGAAAAGATCAAAGAGATAGCTTCCGAGCGAGCCAAGCATGAGGCTATTCTCTGTGAACTGGCACAGGCTCTTGGCGTCACGGATCTTGATGAGGCTGCTAGGGCATATTTTACTGTTCAGAACCAGAAAAAGCACGCTGCACAGCTTGTGGTTAATATGACAAATCTGCGACATACATTCCTTACGTATTTCCGGTCGCGTCAACCACCTGTGGGGCGCAAGCTCACGGACCTTTCTACGGCTATCGCTTTGGCTGAGAGCAAATTGAGTGACTATAGAAAGGTTGGTGTTCTACAAACTGCAGTTGAGGGGTTTTGCCCATTCTGCGGTCAGCAATTAAACATGGAAGAAATTGCACGGATGCGTAATGAGTATCATGAACTTGATAATAAATACAGGTTGATGCTGACCGTGAAGCAGCAGTACTCTGGGCAGCATGCTGCACGCCAGTCACTAAGGAAGGTCTGCCGTGACATACTGATGCAATACAGGACGCTGAAAAATACTTATTCTGAACATTCTGTGGAAGGTACTCTACCGGATATTCCAGAAGAAGTTGTTAATGACTCGTACAAGAAATACGTCGATCTGGGGTATAAATTGCATGATTTATTGGGAAGAGTAGAAACACTTAAAAAGAGTATAGAACAGATTGATTATAGTATTTCCGAACTATCAAAAAATGATATCAGTATTCTCGTCGGATGCACGATAACAAGACAGCAGGCCGACGAGGAGATCAGGCAGCTTATTCAGCAGCAGGCCAACTACAATGTTCAGGAGCAACGCTACACAACGCTGACCAGACAACTTGAAGAGGCTCAATTATCTTATAATACTGCTCTGGAAAATAAAGCAAGGCTGTGGGAGAACGTTAGGATTAGGCGAGTTTGCAGGGGAATTGTTGATAAACTGGAAGATCTAGCGCCGTCGATTGTTCTGGGTTACGTGTTGCATTCGATCGTGCCGCTGATAAATACATTCCTGGGCAATCTGCGGGCGCCGTTCGTTATCAGGTATACACAGGGATTCGTTGCCGAATTCGATTCTAGCCTGCCGTTGCCAATCAGCAGGTTATCCTACGGTCAGAAGATACTCCTTTCTCTGGCTGCTTCATACGCATTTTATCTGAACAGCCTGTCGCGAGGGATTCTGATCGCGGACGAGCCGCTTGCCGGGTTGGATGCAGAAAACTCACATTCGGTCGTCAACTTTTTGCATAAACTTCACGATTACTCCGTGGATCGTCAGGTGCAGTGTATCGTTTCTACGCATGATGTTGGGGATGTCCCGGAGTCGTCCTACAACATTCTGCGGCTCTGTTAGTTTAAGGAGTCTGTACCGTGGTGAAACGCTGGTATCTGCAAGGGTTCATTCTCAATCAGAAGACACACGATGTGGGGCTTGTTATTACGAGCCGTCCGTCAGCGCGGGGATTTTACGCGCGTATTTTGGTTCTTAAAAGTGATGGGGATAGCAGGTTTATTGATTCCTATGATACCGTTGCCTGCACCGGTGCGGTTGGTTCGAGTTCACCAACTATTATGCCGTCTGATCTGCTAACATTCGTGGCCGGAGCAGTTCCTGGTTGGGATTACGTTCCATTTGTTGAATATATTTCAAAGTTGGGTCATGTTATGACGTTTATGTCTATCAGCCGCAAACTTGGGCGGACGAAAATGACCCTTTCTCATTGGCACTCTGGCCATACTCGTCCGGATTTGGTACGCACCATGTCAATTCTCCCGGATATGATCCAATGGCTGCGCGACCACTTTGTGAAGTATGATACAGATGACGAGGTTTGCGCCGATGCACAACAGACTACAGGTGAGCCTGCAGTTGCGTACGATATAGGGTGTACGACTCCCGCTCCTGGTGAGTATTTTGGTAGCACCCCGGCACCAGATTACGTTAGCGTGCCTTTTGGTGAGTTTACAACAACACCTCCTCCTGATAGGCCGTGATCGTACGCCATGAAAGGGAATTAAATGCTATGGCTTGGATTCGATCCAGGTACGAAGGGTGCGTTTGCGTGTCTGAACTGGGATGGTGAACTTCTTTCCACGCATCGCATTCCGACGGTTACTGTAATGGGGTCGAAAAATCGTAAATCTGTTATAGATACAACCTCATTCAGGGACCTCGTAGTTTCAATAACATCCGGGCAGCCGTGTTGTGCTGTTGTGGAAGACGTCCATGCCATGCCAGGACAGGGGAGTGTCAGTACTTTTCGTTTTGGCGAGGCTAAGGGCATTATTATTGGTCTTCTCGCTGGATTAAATGTTGGGTACATTCTCGTCTCACCCCAAACATGGAAGAAGAAATTCGGTTTCGGGTCAGACAAGGGTAAGATACTACTTGAGGCCAGGAGGAGATACCCAAACGTGGGTATCTCCTCCGAAGATGAAGCCGAGGCTGTGTTTCTTGCACTTTACGGGTTTCTTACTGGTCGTCCGGACTATAGTTGAATACAAGCTATCGTCGAACGACGGTGTTTCGATGACCGGGATCGATTGGAAGGATTTTTGTAATGGCTACGAATGACTTTATTGTTAAGGAGCATGTAGCTCCGCATGTTGAAGGAGAGACCCCGGATTGGTACGACCCTAACGGGTCGTTTGAGTATGTCAACCTGACGTTGCTTGAGAATAGTGGTGGGAGTCCGCTGCCGGTAACTGTTACACTTTCTCTGCAGGAACTGTCATCACTTGAAATCGCTGGTAAACCAGCTGAAGAGCGGTTGCGGATTATTAAACAGTACGCTCTCAGCAAATTGCTTTCTGGAGATAACGGTGGAATGCCAAAGAAGGAGCTCCCGATGGAGAATCAGTTACAGGTTATTGATGCCGAAGTCCCGACTGGAAACAATGCGGGTGCCTGCAGGTGTGTGAATAATTCGACCAGTGAAAATTTGTTAAATAAGGTTTCGCCCCCGACCGTAGAGGTTGTTGTAAAACCCGGTGGGACTCCCCTTAAGATTACAACATATTACCACGATGTGATTTCCCTGGATGGGAGTATCGTGCTTGTTTACGACCTGAGGCATATCGGATACCAGCGACTTTCATTTGATGCGGGGAGCGTATTTGTCGTGTCGGTTCCGTCGCGGGGCATCAGTAACCTGAAAGTGCTGGCGACAAACTTCAATTTTGTGCATAACCAGTTCGAGTATACAGTACTAAGCACCGTGATAGAAAAGTACGAGGTCGATCAGTGAGCATAGAGGGCTCATTACCGTCCATTTTTCCGGCACCGTGGCAGGATCGTGTTTCACAGCAGGTTCCGATCACGATCACGGATGCTTTATACTGGTGTGAATACGTTGCGCTTGCTAATCAACATCTTTCCAGCGCGCTCCGGCAACTGGCGGCTTTTTTTGTGACAGAAGTTCAGGTGCAGGGTGCCGGTTCGGAAGAAGAGCGAATCAAGGCGTTTCTCTACGACGTATTAAATATAGAGAATGTTTTGAATTCGATTGCGCTCGATTATCTTGTATATGGCAATGCCTTCATAACAATATTCAATCCTGTTGAGCGCGTTGTGTCGTGTCCGCGCTGCAAATTTGGCACCTTATTACTCCCGTACGCCAGCGACGAAGACACAAAGTTTCGCTTCCGTGGTGGGAAGTTCCACCTCTACTGCAGAAAATGCCACTATGATGGACCGTGGGATTCCTACACGGTATCAAATATGTCTCCCGAAAACATCAACATCATCAGATGGAATGTCCATGACATTCTGATTGATGATGATATTTTTACCGGGAAGTGTCGTTACACCATGCAGGCGCCGCAGCAGTACGTGGCTAAGATCAAGAACGGCGGTATTCTGCAGCTGGCGCACATCCCGGACGAGTTTCTTACTGCCGCTCTCACCGGTCAAAATTTTGTCTTTAACGATGACGCAATCATCCATATAAAAGAACCAGCACTGGCTGGATTGCAGCTTGGTGGATGGGGACTCAGCCCCATATTGGCTAATTTCAGACAGACATGGTATATCGAGGTCCTGCGGCGTGCAAATATGGCGGTGGCGTATGACTACATCGTTCCGCTTAGAATTATCGCCCCGGAACCTCGTGCTATTGGTCCTGAATTTGGCGATCCAACGTTGATCAGCAACATGGGTTCCGTTACCAATAATCTGCAGTCAATTATTGCGGACTGGCGCCGTGACCCAACGGGCTGGTATTCGTGCCCATTCCCGGTCAGGTATCAAGTCATGGGGGCCGAGGCAGGGAAGGTTATGCCAGCACCATTGATTGAGCAGGCAAATCGGGATTTGATCGCTGGTTTAAGCCTTCCCGTTGAATTTTTCTACGGCAATCTGGCAATGAATGCAGCTCCTATGTCCCTGCGGCTGCTTGAAGGCACGTGGAGTTCGCTATCCAGGATTTTGAATTATTTCCTGAGCCGCCTTGCGGCATTTTTGAGCAGACAGTTTAATTGGGACGCATTCCGACTCAAGCTTGCACGGCCAAGCCATGTTGACGATATTAACCGACAAATGGCTCGGCTGCAGCTGGCAATGAACAATATCATAAGCATGACGAGTGGTTTGGAATCCATCGGAATTTCCTTCAGGGAAGAAACCCGTAGGAGAATGGAAGAGCAGCAGTTCCTTGCCGAGGAGTCCGAACGTTTACAGGAACAGATGCAGTCCAGAGAGATGAACGAAATGCTTTCCACTCCATCCCAGGAAGGACAGATGGCTGGTCCTATGGGTGCTGGAATGGCTCCAATGGGCGGAGCGCCACAACCTGGAGGTGGGAACATGCAGGCTGGCGCCGCGCCACAGCAGGCGATGCCCGGTGTGCAACAGGATCCGGTTTCTGCCATTCTTGCTTCTGTCCCAGAGCTGAGTGGAGACAGGATTTCACCTCAGGACCTGTTATCCGCTGCTGACAGCATTTCACAACAATTGTTCCGTCTGGATCCATCATTGCGTAAGTCGGCGCTTCTTAAAATTAAGACGAAAAACCAATTGCTACACGCTCTGGTGACTTCTCGCTTACAGGATATTGAACAGAGTGTTGCTCTGCAAGCTAAAGTTCAGGCGCGCCAGGGCGGGGACCGTCAGTTAGTCTAGCGGAGGTTAACTATGAGTAAAAAGTATTCTATTGAATATTTTGTTTCTATGGGGTGGACGTATGGGCTGGCACGCCGGGCTATGAAAGATTTGCAGGCTGCACAGACAGAAGTTACGGTCTCTCCTCCAGAAGTGAGCGTATCAGTCGAAAGCACTCCTGCCCCAGTTGTTAAGCCGGATCAGACTGTTGGGGAACCTGTTCAGGATTCTGCCCCCGCGCAAGAGCCCCAGCCCGAGGCTGTTGCTGGAGATGCCAAGCTGGAAGACGCTGGGGATGAGAATGCCGACAGTGCAGATCAGCAAGTCGCCGCTCAGGATGCGTCCGCTGACGCGGCTGACAACCCTTCTGCCAGTGAGAATCCTACTAGTACCCGTCGCCGACGTAAGACTTCTACTTGATGAGGCCTGCATATGCCGTCCGGGAAAATTCGCAATCCTATCAGCGAGGACTGGCTCCGTTTGACCAATAAACGTATGTGGCCGTTGGAACCTGTTGATGAGAGCCATCCGTTTAAGGTGCGGACCAGGACTGCTTCTATTATTAAGGCTGTCCCAGGCGTGGGGATTCCCATCGATACCGAAATGATAGGTAAGGGTCCGGGCACCATGAGTGTTACGTCTGATGGTAAATATCGCCCAGACCAGCGCTGGCAGTACAAGGAAGCTGCAGACGATAAGAATCAATCCATGGGGGGTGTCCCTGAACCTCCTGTCGCTGGGAATCCGCCGCCTGCTCCGCCAGCTACTGGTGTTGAGCAGGATCCGGGTACTGTTGCTGCCGGTCAGTCGTTGCCTGCACCCCCAGCTCCGGAACCCGCCCCGGCTGGAGGTGCGAGTACACAGCCCAGCGCGCCAGCTCCCGAGCAACCACCCCAGGGTGTGGTTGGTATTCCAGGCGTCATTCCCGAGAACCCTGAAGATTCGTCCGGACTTAGTGGGGTCGAGCCGCCCAGTACCGAGCCGGAAAACGCTGGCCTCGGACAGGTTGCCCCATTCGATCCTAGCGTCGCTGATTCCGGCGGCGTTCTGAATTTGACATCCGAAGCGCCTCCAAAGAATCCCCATGCCGAGCTCCCTGCGATTCCCAGCAGAGAATCATGGTATCGTGTTATGGGGCCGCAATCGGATCGTGAATACCGCGCGCTGCGGATGTTGTATTCGGAGCATCCAAATCTTGTTGCCAATTCTAGAGTACCAGCCCTGATGGCACAGATTGCGCAGTCTGTGAATGAGGCATCTCGAATCGATCCGGAGTCGGCTAATCCGTATGAGATCGAACAGCAGAACAGAATAATCCGACGAGCTATGGGCTTTCGGACTCAGTTATTGGATGAGATCAACAGACTTAGGGACATTGCGACGCACTTCCGTGATGTTAAACTACGTCATCCAGCGCTTCCAGATTCGCATGCGCAATTTGTTGCTACTGTACGGGCAATGCGTCCGGCGTTTGAATCCGCGCAAAGGCGGGCAGCTTCTTTGTTATCGCGCGGAGATATCGACCCCGCGCGAGCAACTGACATGATTAACAGGCAGATCGCCTTTTCTCTTTCTAGATATACCGGGACAATGCCTGAAGAAGTTCCCCCAGATATGATTAATACCGCCAAGCAGATTCTGATGAATGACGGTGAGTTACCTCCCGGATTCGCCGAGAGTACCTTTGAGCCTGGGTATATACCACGCTTTGAGACCAGGAAAGCTCCGCGAGAGCAATCTACGCGTCCAGCACCACAGGCTGCTGCCGTAGCGCCGTCCCCAGTTCAGAGTCGATCTCCAGAGGAAACGGGGTTCGAGAAAGCTCCGCAAGAACAACCTATTCAGCCGGTATCATCTCCAGTTCGGCATCGATCTCCGGAGGAAACGGGGTTCGAAACACCATCCGCTCCGCAGAGTGCCACAGTAGGGCAAGCCCAGGAAGTCCGGACGGAACCGTCTCCGTTTGAATCGGCCAAATCGATCCCTACTCAAACCACACCCCGACGCAGACCTCCACGGGTAAATGCTCCGGCGTACTCGATGGGAACTCCTCCGGCTCCGATGTATTCGCAAATGGGGCCGATGCTGCCACAGATGGCAGCGGTACCTCAGGATCCGCAAGCCATTATGGCACTGCTGCAAACGCTTCTACAGCTTTTACAGCCTATGTTGGCTCAGGCTGGCTACGGACGTAATCAATCGGGGAATGCGAATCAGCCTGGAGCTCAAAATAAACAGCAGAATAAATGAGTATAAGAGATGCGGACTGCTAGCTTAAGTGAGATTATCAAGTTTGCTGCTGGCACGCAGGCACCGGCGGGTTCTAGACCCAACGCCACTGCTGTTCCATTGTCACCTATGCAGACGCCTCCATCATCGGCACAGACTCCAACATCGGCTCCGTCGCCGCCAGTACGGCCACCAGCGTCACCTGTGTTTCCAGCACACGCACCAGTAACTACTCCACCGCCGACGCCATCTCCGGCGCCGGTCCAGACTGCACCGCCGTCTCAGAGCACTCCGACGCCCGCCCAGCAGGTTAGTCCGTCGCTTGTGCCTGCACAACATGCTCCGGCAAAACCATTGCAGCCTGTTCAGACGACTCCGTCCCCTGAACAGGTGCCTTTACCTACTGTTGGTCTTTCTCCCAGGTCCGATATTCCTGATGTTCAAAACAGAATTAAGAGCGAGGTTTTAGATTTTTACTTGCATGGTTCTAGAGGAAATGCCTCTCCATTTTATTCTGAACTATCTACAGGTCAGGGGCCCCATCAGTTAATCACGTCTGGTTATGAGCAATATTTAATTGGTAATATAGAGACCAGAAAAGATGGAGCGTATGCACTCGACAGATACTTGAACGAGACAGATATTAATAAAAAGCGGGAGATTTTTAATGCTCTTCCCAAGGATCTGCAGGACAGTTTAATTTGGGTCGATAAACTGAAGCGGGATAAACGTTTAAATGATCCTAAATATATTGCTGAGAACGTAGTTTCTGATAAGACAGCGATGCTCCGTTTTCGTACCCTGTGGGAGTACGGTTTTACTAATGCGATCACCAAAAGAAGGGATGGTTCCCGCTTAGACCCGAAAAACAAGGAGGACTATAATCAGATCGCTGAGAATGCGGCCAACATTTTTGCCAAGGCTCTGGATGACGGCCTTTTAACGGTGTCGGATCTGAACCTTTTATATAACAACTTTGTTGCTGACCTGGAGTTGGATCCCGACTCACCATCGTCTGCAGAAGCTTTTCAGAGCTGGCGTGAGAACGTGAAAGATAACCCCGGAGGCGTTTTGCAGACAATTGCATTGTTTATCGGTATTCCGTTGGTGATTGGTGGTGCTGCTTCCATTCTGGCTGGTAACTACGGATTTTTGCCGGTTGTTAGTCTTCTCCTTGGCGGACTTGGCGTGTTTTTTGGTCTTAGTCCACCACTCTTTGGCGGTTCGTCCGCGAGCGAAGGTCAATCAGTTTACTTTGGTCATCCAGCGTTGGGTGCTGTTCCGCTCTATGGGACTACATCTGCACGCACCGAGCCGGGCAAACCTACTGTTTTCGATACCAGTGATAATCCTCCGTTTATACCCAGTGGGTATTATCACGAAAACATAAGGCGAGTTGCTGACGAGCAGGCAAAGGGTCAGCAAGCTGATTCGCGTGCAACAGGTAAGCAATTTGGCTCACGGGCAGATCTTGCTAAACTCGAAACTAATTTTAAAAATGAGGCCGAGCAGTACGAGATTGCAGATTTTAAGACAGCGAATGATTATATACGCTTTGGAAGTAAATCACTTACAGATGCCAAAAAGCTCGAATATTATGGAAATAAAAGAATTTCCGACGTTACGCTTAACGAGCTCTGTGACTTTCTTGCGAAACGTGCAATGGTCAGTGGTGGGCTATCCACTACTGAAAAGAAGGCTTTGGTGGCAATTGCATATAATATGTTAAAATTTGTTGATGATGATCGCAAGGCCAGTATTTACCCATTAATTTTAAGTTTACTACGGGATACAGACGCTGACGGGAAACCACTAAATGACAAAACACGAAGTGACATCTTGAGAAGGATGAGTGATACATTAAGAGGTGAGATTAATGCACAAAGTCTTGGAGGATTTACCCTTGGAACCGTTGGGTATTACGCTTCTGGGAGATAAAAATGAGCTTTACAAAGAAGAGTAATAAAGATTTGATTATCTCATTGATGCTCCTTCATGCCAATAATTGGCGAGGGCTGTCTAAAGCTGCCTTTAATACGGACTCAAGTGAGAATCGATCAGAATCAGAGAAAATAGACATTAAAAGTACTGCTTCTGGTGCTGCTAGGAACTTTGGAACACCCGCTTTCAACACGATTCGTGCTGGTGCTAACCTTTTAAATCGAGCGATACCTGGTATTCTTCCCGGACAAGCTTCTGTACCATCGACAGGAGCCGGGACACCCGGAGCGCCTGGTGCGACCAGTACGGAACCTACTTGGGCTGTTCAACAACCAGCGCCCGCTACTCCTGATGTTTCTGTAGCTGCTCCTTCTGCCCCTACTGTTGTGCCGCCTGATGTTGGTACCGGCCCCGACGTACAGACTACCGACACTGGCGAGGCTGGTGGGCGGCCACCAGCGCAGGGGCGGGTCGATGTGCATGACGCCGCACAAATGCCAGAGGAGCCAGCTGGACAACCACCGGCGGACAATACTGGTGCTCCTGATCGAGAATATATATTTAAGTATGTAAACCCAGCGGGAGAGCCGTACGAAGAACTCGTTGGAGTTGGTAAAAGTATTTTTGATGGACTGGTAACTGACGAAAATAAATGGAATGCTTTTCTTACCGAAGCGGAGAAAGTCGGAACGGTGCAGGAAATTTTTGATGAACTTGCCAATCCTAACACTCCTCCTGAGAAAAGAGACGCCCTGTACAGTCAACTTCGTTCTGAGCATCCTGACCTGTTTAAGGCCGTTACCTGGGCGGCAGCTATTAAAAAAAATCCCCAGGAAGCTGCTGCGAATCCAACACAGTCATTTAAACATATAAAGACGCTCTTTGAGTTTGGCGCACTTCGGTATGCTACGCGGGGTGGTCAGCTAATTAAAAAGTTGAAGGAAGCGGGTGGAGATACTAAAGAGATCAATAGTATTGAACAGCTCATTCTGCTCACCCTGAAACTTGAGATAGCAACGAGATATGCATCCATATACTCCAAAGCGCTTGGTGATCAACAACTTACACCCGAGGATTTGGATCTCGTATATTACAACTTTGCTTCTGAAAGTGGTCTTGGCGACCTTCGAACCCCACCACAATATGAGAAGCAGAAGATTTTAGACTGGTTTACGGACCCAAATGTTGATCCACTCCCAAAAGCTGGGTTGCTTATTGGTATTCCACTGTTTTTGGTCGGTATTGTCCAGATGTTAACGCAGGGGTTCTCGCCTGGTGCCCTTATGATGACACTTCTTGGTGGTGCTGGAATGCTCTTTGGCGGGCGGGACTGGTTCTCTGCTGAGAGGGAGGTTGCTCCCAGCGAACCAATCATCAGAGGTGAATTAACCAATCCGTATGCAGTGACTCCCGAACAGGATAGCCAGTCACCGCCGGGTCAAGTCATCCTGCAGCGGGGCGGTCAGGGACAGGCGGCGGCACCGCAGGTCGTACTACAAAACCAAACTCAAAATAATCAGGGTGCTCAAACTGGAAGCACCAACGCTATGCAGAGGGGACAAACTGCAGCTCAGCCGCAGCCTAAACCCGATCAGGCGAAGAGTCAATAACAGCGAGCAGTACCGTATGTTGGGCTGTTGACGGACACCAGTTGACAGCGTCATCCGGCGATGTAGAATGACGCTTATAAAAAATCCCGGCCCGCGGGATAATGTGTCGTAACGTATCATCTCTCTTGTGGCTTGGAAGAGGAGTTGATGAAGTGACGTCGTTCAAGCAGCAGCCGGTATTGGATGACGTTGCCTATGTGTTCTTCCGCGGGCCGGTGATTTATATTGCTCATCGTGGGAACATTTCTGCATTTCGATCGACACGAAAGGCCATTTCTGAATTTAACAAGTATTCATCATTTCTGGTGTGCGTTTCCAGGACGCACTATAGGATCTTAGAGGATCTATATCAGAGGCACAACTCTGGCAATCAGACCGTGTACGTGGTGAGTCCGGTATCGTTTGACACTGTTTTTCCGGACGATATCTATGCCACGATGCTGAGTAGCTGGAATTATCCAAAGTCGATTGGTGGTCCGAGGCCAATCCGCTACGAAGACTATTACTTTGCTCATGTCCATAAGAATTATTCCTGCGATGGGCTTGAAAAATACGTTTACCCTGAATTCTGCGATCACATTTTGCATCCATACATTTCATTCTTCAACGTCGCTGACTGGGAAGCACTTGCGCGCATTGTGGGGTTAATCGGGGACCCGCGCTGGTATTATGACCAGTCAGAATCTCAGGATAAAACGGTTTATCGTAATGTGATGTGCGGTCTCGGGATAAGACTTGAGGCTGTCTTCATGAATCCATTTGGCAGCGTTACCACTCCGTGGGACTACGCGCTGGCTGCCTGGTTCGATTCCAGAATGATTCCAGTGCTCGGGGATACCAGGGACTTTTTTGATACTACTTCCGACCAGGACGAAATGCTGGGCTCCTGGGTAATGCGTAAACTAATGCGTCACTGGAATGGCGAATACGGAATGGAGTCTGCAACGCTGTTTTACAAGAGTACAAAACTGTTTTTGACATTCTTAGTTGATCTCTGGCTGTGGGTGGAGTCATCGGCAGAAGTTAAGGGTAGGGAGTTTCCAACTTTTCCCTATCTATTGGATGCGGAAAGGCAGAGATTAATAAATTACCTCAGCACGGTTGAATCTGTCTTGAATTAACGGATTGATCTCTGGTTTAACAATCTTCCAGCGGGTGTATCGATGCTACGTATATTACGTACGCCGGACCTTCGTCTTTTTGTCCTTGTAAGCTGCGATGCTCCAGAAAAACTGCATCCAGAGGTACTCCGCTTCGTTCAGGAATCTTGTACATTTTATAAGCGGGATTACAACGTATTTAATAATAAGGTCAAGGTAAAGCGGTCCACCCTTGCGTATTTCTCATCTGATAGCAGTGTTCTCATACCGTGCGGGTTTCTTCCCGGACTCGTTGATCATCTGACTTCTGCTGGTGTGAACTTTGTACTTGAGGACAAATACCCAAGACTTCGTAGTGATCTCGATGCCGCCAAGTCTAAATTCTCTTTTCGTGCTCATCAGGAAGAATGTTTAACTGCAATTGTGAATTCCGTTAACTCAATAGCTGGTGGGGGTCTGGTTGTAGCCCCTCCTGCTTTTGGTAAAACATTTCTGATTGCTTCAACATGTGTCGCATTCCCAGACGCTAAAATCCATGTCGTATCGAGACGACGTGATGTTGTTATGAGTATCTTTGATTTCCTGCAGCGCAATCTAGCATCTGTTGGAATTGTAACATCCGGCAAGCATCTGCGAGATCGACGAATCATAGTATATACGATTGATAGTCTGTTTGGCGAGGCGATGGATGCGGACCTTGTGATTTTGGACGAAATACATGAACTTGTAACCGATCGTTACTTTGAGCTTCTTGCGGAATATGGATGTCCAAAGATCGGATTGACAGCTACTCCAGACACCAGATTTGACAATCTTCATAAACGAATTACGGCTATTGTTGGCGATCCAATATACACCGTTGATTTCGACGAGGCCGTGAAGTCTGGACTTGTAGTTCCAATCGTTGTGCAGTGGTTCGATGTCCCAATTGCACCCGGTGAAATCGTTTACAACGGCATGCGAGACCGATCACGGGCTGTGTGGAGTAACGAGAAACGCAATGAGCGTATTGCCTCTATTGCAAGACAGTTTTTTAATCTGAACCAGCAAACGTTGATATTAGTTACAACTATTGAACATGCATATAGCCTACATAAGCACCTACCAGAGTTTTCGCTGTGTTATGCCGGTACGTCCGGAGAGGGGTACTCCTCAGACTATCCGCCGATGACAAGCAAACGCAGGGACGAACTCAGACGCGCGTTTGTTTCTGGGCAATTGCGTGGTGTCATAGCAACAGGGGTATGGTCTACCGGAGTAAGTTTTACTGAATTGCAGGTATTGATTCGTGCGGATGCCCAGGCTAGTGCGACTTATAGTATTCAGGCCCCGGGGCGAGTGTGTCGTGTTCCGACAAAGGTATCTAAGCCTGCTGGTCTGGTTATTGATTTTATGGATAAGTTCAGCGACAAATTGCATCGTGCAGCGCGTGCTAGATCAAAGACTTATCGACAACAGGGTTGGATACAACTGGATACTGACGGGAGAGTGATTGAATGTCTCAAGTAGGCATCTCCGGCGAAGATGTTCGTAGAGCGTATTTCAAGGTGATGTCTCTCCTTAAAGGCGGCGAGTACGGTAAGAAACGCATACCGCGCTGGGATGGGGGTATGGACAGGTACGGTAGAACATACAAAAACGTCTGGGATCGAATTGCAGAATTTTTAGATGAACACAGATGTGATGATGTCTATGGTTTCATTTGGGCGAACGTTTCTTCTATAGGGCAAAAGTGCTATCCCAATATGCTATACAACGATGCGGCCTGGGACCGCTACGTTGAATACCGCGTTTCAATAGAAAACCAAGTTATACAGCAATACCGGACAAATTATGTAGCATTCAGGACCGTTTTATCTAAGCTGGCAGAGCGTATGGACCCAGGTCGTGCGGTCTTGATTATCGTTAAAGATCCGACGATTGGGCTGTCTCCGCTGTTTAAAGTTATCATTGCGGAGACCTTTGGTGTATCACCATTAGAGGTTCCGGAGAGTGTATATCAGGCAGCTGTCTTCCAGTACTTGAAGGCGAAATGGTTCTACGACCAGTATTGGCCCAAGTCTAGCTGGCTGAGCGCTCAATTGTGTACGGATACTGGTATGGGAGGATAAGTCCCGCTACTTTTGTTGGGGTGGCAGGATACGGGCAAAGATTGCTCGTATGCAGATCCCACCGGAGCGAGAGTATGCAGCAATCAGTCTCGTTGAACATCGATTCCATTCTGGTCCTGATAGCCGGTGCGATTAAGAATAGGAAAACAATTCCAGTATTGGAAAACATTTCACATGATTTTTTCTTTGCTGGTCCGGAGTTGCCAATTAAGCTGGCATTTTCCACGCTTAAGGACTATATCAAACGATTTGATGCTGTTCCTGAACCTGAGATATTTTTCGTTTGGTTTGACGAACGTCTGAAAAATGCTGATCTTAATACGTGGAATTCGGAAGTCATCAGTAGGGCAAAAGTCTATGTAAGTACCATTCTCCGGTTAGTCTGCTCGAGTAGCATCACGGAGCAGTTGACCGAGTTTTTTTATCATAAGCTTGTAAATAGGCACATTGCAGAACGGGCCAAGTCTTCAATCAATCCCAACCTTGATGATCGTTTCGGCAAAGCTCTGGATGATCTTTACACAAAATACCGCCGGTTGACAGTAATCGGTGGACACCCTCTGGATAGTGGATTACCCGATGACATTTCTTCTCTATTTGCTACTGAAGCTACTATTGAAACTGGTGTCACTTTTCTCGACGAAATGATGTCGGGCGGGTGCTGCCCGAAAGAGATATATGTGCTTCTTGGGCCAACGGGCGGTAAGAAGTCTTTGCTATCACTTCAGATTTGTGTCTCAAGGGCCGAAATTGCGTATTACAGCAAATCAAACGAGGTCAATGTGTTTTTCAGCTACGAGATGTCACGTCCGGAGCTGCTACAACGTGCCATAGCACAGGCGGCCAAAATTCCCCCTGTTAGGCTTAAGGAGATCATGTCAACTGGCTGCGGGTTTTCCAATACAGAGCAGCCGTACGAGACACAAATTTTTCGATCCAATCTTGGAGCATATACACCAGAATCAGTCAGGTTTGAACAAGCACGAGAGATATTGAATTCCAATTGCCGCGTTGTTGATTTTTCTGGGGCCCCGATCAATGGAAAGAGTTATGGATATGGCGGACTGCAAGAGGTCTCGAATTACCTGAAAGCTTTAGAAGACAAGACTGGGAAGTGCGTCAGAAATGTCATTCTCGACTGGGCCGGTGCAGCCGTACGCAGGGAACTTGGGCACAGAAACAAGCTTGAAAGCAGCGATTTCGTATCTGCAATTTATGGGTACGTTCAGTCTGCATGTGATCTTATCGCCAGAGCGCATAACTGCTCTGTCTGGGTTGTGCATCAGCTTCAGGGCGCCGCTTCCAAGCGCGTTCTCAAGCCGATCCACCACTCGGAGGCACAGTACTGTCGCTCCTTTGCTGATTACAGTTACTATGCCTTTACCCTGAGTGCAGAGGACCACGAGCGCCGCGTGCAGCTTTTGAACTGCTCAAAATCCAGGCGCAGCGAGCGAGTGTTCCCTCGTGTCGTCGGAATGACACCGTACTTGACACTGATTGATATGAGTGATAAATATACATTTGACCCAGCATCAGAGATGCTAATGTCAATGGCGGAGATCTATGGATAGTTTGTAAATCTCACGGAATCTGGGCATTAATATGTGATGGTGCCAGACGTTCTGGCATCAAAGTTTTTCTTTAAGTGTCCGGATGTGAGGAGTGTCCATGAACAGACGGGTTAAGGCCTGGCTTAAGATTAAGAACGCTATCCGTGCGTTAGAGACGAGGATTAAAGAGCTTAACAATCAGCGAGCGGAGCTGGAAAAGGAGTTCATTACGACACTGTTTAACGGTGAACCGGGCACCATACAGTTGGATTCTAAGGAATTTCCTGGGCTTGCTCTCCGGTACATACGTGTGGAGGGCAGGAGAATTGATTCTGATTCTTTGAAGCGGGAGAAGCCAGAAATTTACGAAAAATTTTCTGTTAAGTACTCGTATGACAGAATTTTAACCGTGCAGGCTGGAAACGAGGAAGAGGCGATTGATTTCCTAACCTCTGCGGCGCGGAAGGCTAGCAAAAAGTCAAACCGGAAGTAGGAATGCTTAACGAATTTTTATACCTTCGGTTGAAGGCATTGTACGGAAACGTGAAGGTAGTAAGTGAGGGGGTTCCGTTGCAATATAACATTGTGGCGGACCCCATCACGGGGCGGGAGAGCGTTTTGATAGTAGAGTACGGGGAAGCGTATGCCGTAGACTGCCCATTTTGTGTATACCGTGTAGGCCGCCCGGACAGACGACGTCGTTTATACATTAACCATCACTGGGGCGTGCCCGCTCCTGATCTTCCTCAGCATCGGTTTTGGAACCTTGTTAAGTGTTTTAATGAAAACTGCGTAAGTGTACCGGAGTATGCGGAATATTTGAGACAGCAGGTTTATGGCGGTGTCCGCCTGAACGACGTTGATATTTCGCGGGTTGAGGCAGTGGAGGAAACGCCGACTTGTCAATTGCCTCCAATGCGCCCACTACATGAACTTCCGTGTTCCCATCCGGCGCATATTTTTTTATCTCAACGTGGGTTCAACTCTTATGAGGTTGCATATAAGTATGGGCTTGGATTTGCAACGGCAGAGGCTGGGCCTAAAGTTGCAGGTAGAATTATCATTCCAGTTTATGTTAATTCACAGTTGGTAGGCTGGCAGGGTCGTGCGGTGTACCCAACCGAGAAGAAATACCACACCGCAGCGGGGTCGAGAATATCCCATGCTCTTTATGGGTATGACAATCTTCCTGCGGATTTTGATTCTGTTATTCTTGTTGAAGGCGTATTGGACGTTTGGAGAATTGGTGTTCCAGCTCTTGCCCTTTTTGGTACAAACCTATCCAGGCACCAGTTGCAACTATTGTTTGACCGTAACATTAAGAACGTTGTCATTTTTTTAGATGCGGATGCTGCCGAGAAGGCGTTGAAGCTTGCTGATAAACTGAGTTCGAGTTTCGAAAATGTTGTAGTGGCGTCTACTCCGTTTGGGGATCCAGCGGATTTTACTAGGGATGACTGTCTGAGGTTTATTAAGGGTGCTCTCGACCATGCTTTTTCCAGAGGATCTTGTTGACGGATTTTACCTGCCGTTCTTGAAGGAATCAGGGCTTACGATTTATAAGAATCGTCTGTTCTACCGTGTTGGCGGTCCTTATATTCCGAAAGTTCCAGAGCTTGCTGCCGAGCTTGGTCGAGCCATCGTTGGTATGATGGGCAACATCCCTGAGATAGAGGCGTTACCGGAAGAAGACCGACTCAACTTGGCAATTAACTGGATCTATTATCAGATTCTGTATGGAGAGCTGAACTACTTTCCCATGCCGGGTTTTCAGCCTGTGCATCAGGATGGGTATGGATTTGATAAACTACGCATTGTGCCAGGCCATTTTGCCGATTTAAATGGGCAATACGGCCCGGCATACTGCGGTTGTTTATATGTACTCGGGAAAGCACCATCTTTGGATGAGATCGGTGCCAGAAGGAATTTCGTTGGTGATTTCGGGAAGGCGCTTATTCAGGCACTGTCCGATGCTGGCGTCAAGGAGAGGGCGTACTATGCTAATGTATCTCGCATCATGGCGTCTGAGGACAGGAAGGTTGTTAACTTTTTCGTACCGTTCGTCTTTGAGGAGTTGCTGATACTGCGTCCCAAGGCCGTTCTCTGTTTGGGCAACGACGCACTTAAGGTATTCACAAGATCGGCTGCGCGCTCTGTTTATTCGGATGAAATCGAATACAATCTGCCTCTGCATAATAATGGCGTCCATACGATTAAAATCTTTGCTGCGCCGTTGAAAGCGCTACATAACTATGCCGATTATCAGGAGTTTCTCAGTTCGATCAACTATCTGTCACGACGCTTGCGTGGAGAGGTCGTAAGAAATGAATTCACTTACGACGTCATTTCCGACGTGGATACTCTTAGGAAAGTCGTTGATGACATACTTGCATCCAGCGATGGCGTTGTGAAGGTTGCGATGGACGCCGAATGGCAGGGGTACGTTCCTGGCATCGGGACCAATTACGTGAGAACGATATCGTTTGCAGCTTCCACCGAGCATGCTTATGTTGTAAGACTTACTGATACCAGCGGTGTGAGTCAGATTGACAGGGATGCGGTTGCTGAGCAGTTTAACAGGTTCTTCAAATCTGACCACGTACAGGTGATTGGTTACAACTTCATGGCAGACATGCCGTGGATTGAAAGCCTTGGGGTTTCCGTATGGGATAAGTTTTTTGTACCAGACGACCCGAGCGACGAGAAATATCGTAACCTGGACTATCCTGGTATCTTCGATGTGATCTTTGCATACTTTGCCATTGACGAGGCTGGTCATTTCGGTCTTGAGAATGCCGCTCGCGTATGGCTTGGGGCCAAGCCGTGGTCAAAAGAGCTCGAGTCTTTCTTGAAGTCTTACTATAAAGGATCCCAGGTTGAGGGTTACGGCGTAGTCCCTGACGAGATTCTTATGCCGTACACGGCGGCGGATGCGATCTATACCCGTAAACTGTATGACGTTATTGCTCCTAGGTTGAGCCGCGATAGATTTGGGAATAACTGCTGGACTCCATACTGGAGAAGCATGCAGGCAATTCCAGGATTTATTGAAATGTTTATGACAGGGGTGGACGTTGATATTGAACGTTATCTGGCACTGGGGAACCTCTACATCGAAAAACTGAAGGAGGTGGAGGCAAAATTTAGGGATTTGATTAACTGGCCAACTTTTAACTTCCGTTCATACAAACAATGCGTTGAGCTGCTCTACGGAGAAAATGTTAGCGGAAAAAGGTGTCGCCCGGAAGGTGCGATTTCCTTTTACATTACAGATATCGTCAAGACAACAACATCCGGTAACGGTAACCCATCGACCGATCTGGAAACTGTTGAATACTTAATGGCTTCTCGTCCAGAAATAAGGCATCTGCGTGATCTCCGAGTGCTGGACCAGCTAGCTAAAAATATTTTTCCCGATCCGAGTAACACGGATGATGAACCTACCGGGATTATGAAGTTTATTAGAGAAGACGGAAGGATACATCCGTCCTACAGTCCACTTAAAGAAACCAGGCGTTGTAGTTCTTCGCGTCCAAATATGCAGAATTTATCTAACTCCCGCGAAGACACGTACAAAGAGATTCTGGGGGATGCCTATCTCTGCCCGATACGGTCGATATTTGTAGCTAGACCGGGCCACAAAATAGTATCTGTGGATTATACTGGTGCAGAACTGCTTGTGCTGGCAGTTGCTTCAAGGGACAAGGTTTTCATAAGTGACTACTATCTTTCTTGCCTGCCGGACTCCGATCCTAATAAGCTGGACATTCACAGTATGATCGCATGCCTGGCATTTGGACTTGATTGCCCACCGACCAAGAATGGTCTGCAATCGATTGGTAAATCGGCTCTTCGGCTGGCGGCCAAGCGAATCATCTTTGGTTTGAACTACGGAAGGTCCGCCGCTTCGTGCCACAAACAGTTACAGTCTCAGGGAGTTGACATATCCCTTGACGAGGTCAACAGAATCGTGGATACTATATACAACCGGTACAGCGGCGTTCCGGTTTTCCAGGAGAGTGTGAAATCTTGGGTTGAGCAGCACAGGTGGTTGTCAAACTGTTTCGGTAGTTATCGCCGTTTCTGGTATTCAAATAAGCGTGACGTTCTCGAACATATCAAGCGTGAAGCTTTAAATTTCGTTTGTCAGTCTGCCGTTGCTGATGCAGTTACTATTGCGATGTATGAGTTCTGCAAGTATAAGGACCGTGAACGTCTTGGGTATCGATTGATCCTGCACAATCATGACTCATTGTCCTTGCTGGTTCCAAACGAGCATGTTGACGAGGTCGTTAATGTTGTCATTCCGTATTGCATGCAAGAGCGAGTGAAAATCAGGTCGTGTGATTTTACAGGGAGGCCATATAACGACGAAGAGTACGAGTTTGGTTTTTCGGTTTCGTGTTCGGATACATTTTCCAGTTAACAGGTATTACGAAAAGGAGTGAAATGATGGATGTAGTTGAAAGGCGCGTTCGGTTTCAGGGAACTGGTACGATTTTCAAGATTCTGCCGCTGTATGATCCAGAATCCAACAAGTTAACGCCGTTTATAGAGAATGGCGCGCCTGGGGATTGGATCAGGACTTACCCGTCGGTTCGTCTATTGACGCCGATCGGTATCCTGCGGTTCAGGCCATACGACCCTAGCAACATGGCCGCCGCATTCTCAAATCCAATTGTGCGGTTGAAGTCGTCAGTGAGTATTGCAACCGCACAGGGCTTTGCTCCACCGAGCTGGCGTCCCTTGTTTGATAGGAAGTCCTATTCAAACGTTCAGAATCTTCCCATTACGTTCGATCAATCCTGCTATTTCTTCCTGGCGGCTCTGTACACGCTGGGCGTTGATCAGACTGTGTATTCACCGCCAATGTTTCCCGTGCTCATCCAGTGTTCAAAGTCCGCTGGCGAAGCAATCCGTAGGATTACCACGCCAGATTTGCTATATGACTTGAACGTCATGGTGAAGCTAGTGCCACGCCAAGGTGGTGCTGGTCAGACCCCAGGGAGTTTCATTCCTAGCCATTATGAGGTTTCTGTCCTCACGGCTACCGATCTCGGCATTGCTCCCGAGCAGTTTAAGATATATATCGACGAGATCGAAAAGAATAAACTATCTTGGGATCGGCTTGCTCAGATTCCCAGCATTGAGGACCAGATCAGGATGCTTGTGGGGTCTGCAGTACCTCCCAGTCTGATGGCTTACACCTTCGGGGATGAGTATATTGGTGTTACCGACCGTAACTATTGGGTTCGTGCCAAGGAAGAACTGGAAAGGGAATTGAACGGGAGACCTGTTGCTCAGCAGGCTCCTTATGGCGCCAACCAGTATCAGCCGTACCCGGCGCAGGCGTACGGTGCATATCAACAACCTATGCCTGCCTCCGCGCCGGTGCCCCTTCCCCTGCAAATGCAGCAACCGGCGATCGGTCAGCAGTACAGCTATCAATCTATTACACCGTCGATGCCCCAGAATCCGATGGCTAATCCAGTTGTTAATCCGAACGGTCCAGGCGGTGCTCAACCCGGGAACCCTGCATATCAGCACCAGCAGGCACAGAATCCACAACCGAGTGGGGTGCAAGGACAGAATTTTTTCTATCAAGCCCAACCTCTTGGGAATCAAATGAACACACCAAAGGTTGGGCAACAACAACCGCAGATCCCTGGGCAGACTTACCGTTCTGATGGAGGTCAGACGTTCACTGCTCCAGCCGGTGCTACCATTGATGTCGATTCAGACATACCGATTCCAGATGATGTTAAGCAGGTGCTGGCAAACCTCAGAAACGGTCATGCTTGATAGTTAACATTTAATCTTAAGTCTGGAGCAAAGCCCAATGGACATGGCGCGGCTGGTCAAGAATCTCGGAGCAAAGCACAAGTTGCCCCTCGTGCCGTTTAGTACGCCAGTATGCATAAAGCTTCCGTCTTTAGGATTGCGATTTTTGCTGCAGCAGGAAGGAATCCCGCTAGGAAGGATCGTCCATCTCGTAGGAGACGAGGCGTCTTTCAAGACGACATTTTCGGCAGAAATCATGCGGTGGCATATGCTTTATTCTGGCGGCGGATTGACTCTCCATACCGAAGGTCGTCCAAACGAGGATGTCTTGAATGGAGTGTTTGGTGAGCTTTCTGGTAACCACGCGATGATCACATGCCAGTCATTGGAAGATTGGCAGGGATACCTGGTTGGTGTTGCAAAACATCTGCGTGAGGAGCCCGGGTTACTGTGCTGCGCTGTCGATAGTATTCTTGGCTCAGCCGCGCGGTCCTCTATAGAGGATGTTGAATCTTCAGGTTTTGCTTCCAGCAGATTTGCGACTGAGGCGAGACTTATTGCTGATTTCCTGAGGTCCTTTACGAGGTCGCTGGTCGAGCTGCCAATGACGCTTGTAATTATAAATCATCGTAAGCTGCGTCCGTCCGGCTTGCCGTATGTGCCGCCGCAGAAAACTTCGTTGGGTGGCAATGAAGTTCGGTATTATACATCGTTTGAGATTGAGATGAGCCGCTCTTCTGCAACTAAGACGTTAACTGCTGATACTGTCTTTGATGTGACATTAAAAACAACCAAGAATACTTACGGACGTCCCGAGATATCTATAACAGTGCCTGTCGTCATATACGGCAACCCGCCTATCATTAAGTTTAGATGGTGTACCGTGACAGCAAACCTGCTGACTGACTTCTCCGGTATTAAACCGAACCCGTCGGCGTCATTTGCGAAACAACTGAAAGAGATTATAAACGTTGAGTGCCGTCGTGCCGGGTCGAAGGGGTTGCGATATTACTGTACAGACCTTGGGATTGCGGCAGAGAACGCCGTGCCGGATGAGGAATTAGAAGTGGCTCTGGAAGAACGCAGTGACTTTCTGGAACCACTATACGACCTTTTGGGCGTGGCGAGGAGATACATTTATGACAGCAATTTGTCCTGGGAGCAAAACAGAAAAGAAGCAATCAAACAGGACAAGAAGGTTTCTGATCAGCAGGCTACTGAAACTTAAGGGAAAGCCGTTCGTACCATACTTGCAGATGGATCCACTGTTTGATCAGTACCAGCCGCTGACATGTGTATTGAAGACTGCCCGTCAGGTTTCTAAAACGACAAGTGCTGTCGCCCAGACAATCCTTCAGTGCATTACTATTCCCAATTTCACGACGATGATTGTAGCTCCGCTGGAGCAACAGGCATTGAGAATCAGCAGCCTCTTCGTGCGTCCGTTTTTAAGCGATTCCTTACTGATGAACTTGGTTGGTCTCGAAACTGATCGAGCTCTTCACTTTAAGTTTGAGAACAATTCTGCGATAATACTGTCGTATGCCCATCACGACCCGGACCGGACACGTGGTGTCCCCGCCGACAAAGTTCACATTGACGAGGTTCAGGACGTCCAGGCAGAGTTCATTCCCGTCATTTCTGCGGCCTTATCCGCGTCTCCATACAAATTTTCGGTTTATACTGGCACTCCCAAGAACTACAACAACACGTTGCAATTCATGTGGCAGGCATCAAGTCAGGCCGAATGGGCTATAAAATGTACGGCGTGTAATTATTGGAACGTAGCCAGTGCTTGGAATGACCTCCTGAAGATGATCGGCCCACCACGGCAGGATATTTCCTTTGAGAGTCCAGGAACAATCTGTGCAAAGTGTGGCTCTATAATACACCCGGCGACTGGGCGCTGGGTTCACTCATTTCCGGATCGAATGTTTGATTATGCGGGGTATCACATCCCCCAGCCGATCATGGAGATGCATTATGCGGACCCGGTTGCGTGGAAGGTGCTATATGGAAAATTGAACGGTGGGTATCAGACGACGATTGCGGATTTTTACCGTGAAATTCTGGGTGAGGCTTACGACACCGGAACCCATTTGCTAACTCTGGAAGACATAACCAGCGCAGCAGTATTGCCTGATAAGAAGGACGAAGCGGCAATCATGCCATATATAAAGAATTCGAGATTGCGCGTTTTGGGTATTGACTGGGGCGGTGGTGGGAAAGAAGGGAACTATACCACTTTGGCGCTATGCTGCCTTGGGTATGACGGGAGGATTTACGTCCCGTGGGGTAAAGCACTTTTGACTCCGCATGATCACATCCGTGAAGCCATTGAAATCATAAAAATTGCTAATAAGTTTGACGTTCAGGTTATTGCACATGACTTTACTGGTGCTGGCTCTCTTCGTGAAACCGTACTGGTTCACAATGGATTTCCGAGGGAGCGCATTGTTCCTTACTATTATGTTGCTTTTTCGACCGGAAAGGGGTCCGCCGCTAAATTTGTACCAGCGGATAAATATAATCCAAGGAGCACTTATCACGTTGATTCCACACGTGCCATGCTTCTTGTCACTGGTGCGATTAAGCTCGGTAAGATAAGATTTTTCAAATACGATTACGTCAATGAGAACGACCCTGGGCTGCTGCATCATTTTCTTTCTCTTGTAGAGGATGTCAGTTTTCCAGCGGGGCATAAGTCATACAGGGTCGTCTGCGAGCAGGGTTATAGGGATGAATTTGCTCAGGCCACTATGCTTGGGTCCGTATGTATCTGGTGCATGACCGGGTGGCCGGAGTATGATTATACGGGGCACATGGGTGATGATTCGGGCACCGAAACCGGTGGTGCCGGTCGTGTTGGTTAGCACAATTTAGTCTCAAGGATGATCTATGCCCGTGCGCAAAAAGCGTTTTGTGCTGCAAAATGGAAAGTTCCATACGAAAAAGTGCAATTCGGTGTCTGGAACTATCTGTATTTACTACAATTCCAAGTTGAGTTCGGACCCGATTATCCTGTCATGCACCGTTGATTTTATAAAATTGGGCGATTCTGTAATCTACGCTAACGATATTCGTGACCCAGAATGGTGGGAGTGGATCAGCGAGAAAGTTTGTGTCGCCATCAATGAGGAGTTGTCAAGGAGAGAAGAAGAATGGAGATCAATGTTACGGAACAACGTTTTCTTAGAAATATAAACAAACTTGCGAAACCAGATCATTTTGCAAACTTGGATGAATTTGAAGAGTATTTACGGTCCCGTTCTCTTGCATTCAGGTTTCACTGTAAGAAGTACGGTAATCCGGTTAGGTTGATGATCGATTTGCTATTCAAGGGTTGGCAGAAATCGCCAGTTATTGAGGATTTGAATAAGTTACTTCGTGACATACAGGATGCAGAAGGTCTAATGCCCTATCCAGTTATCGTATTTCCAGGGCTTCTTAATGAACTTTTTGTGGCCTGCCCATACGACTCTGTCGTTTTGGATACCATAGACGGCAGTGCAGTTGTGTGTGGTAAGGACATAATCGTATGCATACTTAACGTATTCTTAAAGAGCATTCTGAGATGGCCTCAGACGTAACCGTAGCCTGCTCTTTCCATGACCACGAAAAAACCACAGGCTCTTAAGGAGTGGAGAGTCGTTTCTGCAGTCTGTCGCCTGTATAGAGAGCTGTCTGGCAAACGATTTGACGAGCCGACAGCTCTTCTTAATTTTTTGGTTTCAAAATTCAAGGAATTACGCGCTGGCTGGATCGGTTACGTCAATTTCTTTCGCAGCTATACGGGGCCACTCTCCGAGGAGTCCGCGCTTCGATTATCGCTATCTGCCCTGTCTGCGGCTCTCCTAAAGGACACTGAAAATGGCCTTCCCGCTTTTGTGAAGATCCTCTCCATTCGAGCTGCGGTTTCCGATCAGCTGACTGCGCAGAAGGTGCATATTTCATACGTACCTATCTTAACCTTTGGTGTACCTGGAGTGCGTGTAGATATTTCAATACCATTAAGCCATCTCAGGCGGCTGCTGGTTTTGCACAAAATTAACAGATATCCAATGCGTAGTATGGCAGACTCTGCCGGTATTTATGTGTTTTTAGTGTACTCTGCGGATGGCAAGTTGCCGATGCACTTGACGGCGTCGAATGAGCTGTTGAAAATTAACACGAAACTGCTGAATCGCAGATATTGCATAAATGGCGTGGGGCGCAGGATTGCATGCCCTGAATGCAAGACCGTGCATGTTGGGCGCTTTGGAGACTGCCCTTATTGGAAAGTTCCGGATACGCTGGACGATTGTATCCGGGAGCTGGAGCTGCTTCGAAAATGAGGAAGATTGGATACACTTCAAGCATTAAAGGACTCTTTCGGGATTGTACGATCTACACCTACAGGCCCTCTGGCTTCAGATATTTTGTGTTCGGACGGTACGGTTTCGGTCGGGAGATGATCGACAACGTTGGACACGTGCGCTTAGTCGATTACTTAACAGGGAAGGAAAGACTGTTCTATGGTAACCCGTGGTATTTCAGTAGTGACTATTCTATTTTTGTGACGTCTCATACACCATTTGATAAGTATGGCGATAGCAGCCCGAAGTCGATCCTTGTCTGTCGTAACGAGAACATCTTAAACTATCCGGGTAACTTTAAATGCATCACGGAAGTTCCCCCTGACGTTACAATCTTTTATCACCGCTACGGACACGATCGCCTATCGGCAACGTTTGGTGGAATCGTTAATCCAAGTATCCGTGATTTAGGCAATAGCAGGCTTGCGATTATATTTGGCGATTCTAGTAATCATACTCTGTATGCGTGTCTGACTGACTGCAACAACGAGCGTTTTGTTGATACTCATTTATCAGTTTGTTGTCCGTACATTGGGATTAAGTACGCTGCGCTTGTCGATAAAACTGGCTACTTGTACATTCTGGCCACCGACACAATGTATCCTTATCACGTGACGGAATTCAGGGTCTACGACCTTAAAAACAGGAAGCCTGTGGCTGAGATCGTTAAGGGTCAGACAGACCCGCGAGTTATTTGTTATTCCTGTATTGGTAATGCAGAACCTATAAGTTCTTCAGAGGGGTTTTTCTATGGTGTTATAGTGACGAGAGAGCAGAACGATTTCGTGCATAGCCTTTACAGGCTTACTGCGGAACGTCTTCTAGAGCTTGCTTTAAGTCGTGAGCAGCTGAAGTTCAACGACTTCATTCGTGAATACGGCGAGCTCATGACGGTGTACACCACTACTTCTGAGTCTCATAGGCTTTACGATGAACCAATAGTAGCTACTTCCTGCGGTGTTGTTTTAACATCGTATGACGAACTTACGCCAGATTACCGCTACTACGACTGTTTATATTTTGCGCCGTACGGTCACACTCTGGAAAACCCGAGCAAACTTGGACGAATAGTCATTGATTCCAGTCACGCACAGGACGACAGTGCATAGGAGTCCCAATTGGGAATGTCCAATAGAATCCGATGTTTCAATTTTAATGTGATGCTAAACGATGGGGTTGTTTACCGACCCACGCGCGATGCAGGCTTTGGATGTTTTTTAGCCTGCGGTAGGTATGGCTTTGATCGCGTGCTTGTCAACAATCTTGGTCTGACCCGGATTATCGATTTTGTCACCGGTAGAAAAAAGATACTTAAATGTAACCTGATTTATTTTGACGGCAATCATTTCTTTTCCATTTCCAGCCGTAAGTGTGACAACAAATTGTCGCTTAGGGTGCTTGTTCATAAAGGCGGGACGCTGATAAACTGTCCGGATACTTTTGAAGATATCGAAGACATTCCGCCGGATGCCACAGTTTTATACGAGAACTGGTATAAGAGCGGCTCGACTGCTCTGCAGTTCATTAAGATGTCTGCTGATACTGTCAACGATAAGTTGGTCGTCCTGTGTACCGATAGCTATACCAGAAGTGTACTGGTAAGTCTTGTCGATCCCGACAAGCGTAGTCCCGTTGACGACCATCTGATAGTCCCTGGCAAGTATACATCTCCTATGGGGTTTGATGTTATTGTTGATAAAAATTACTATTTGTACCGCATGCGGCATTTGTGGTCCGGTTTACGGTTAACGATAGAGTGCGGCATTTACAACATTCTAACAAAAGAGCGCGTCGTTAGAACAGACAACTGTTTCATGAAGTTTTGCGGTTCAACAGACTCGCTGCATGACTCCTCTGTTGGTGTGGCACAGACGACAGGCTCGTCGGAGAAATTTTTCTATTGCGCTCTTGTCCGCTGCCGTAACAGTAGATACGTGCATAGCATTTACAGGGTTCCGCCGGAACGTTTACTCGATCTGGCTTTGAACCATCCGGCACAGTTTGACGGTTTTCCGTTCAATGATGACGATTGTATTGCTTCGTATGTTATTGACTCTCCCCGTGTACTCGCCCGCAAGGCGCTGGTTACGCTCACGCCATGCGGTGTATTTGTATGGGACACTACTGACTCCTATACTGTGTTGCACGACCGTCTATTACGTTTTATTCCGCATGGTCATACACCATCGAATCCTTACGATCCAAGGGATATGAGGCTATCCATTGTTTGATTTTACAGGAGTTGCTAGAAGTGCGTAAGAATGAGGAGCTGATGAATTGGTCTGGGGTCCATGTGTCTATTGAAGATGTCACTCCAGAGGTGAGTCTTGTCTATCCTGACGTGGTTTTATCTTCGATGCAATCTTTGTCTGACGTGAGCTGATCCGATGGAAACGAACGACACGTTGAATATCTACCCCGCTTCCGACTTAGCGGTGTATTCCCACTCTGCTGGGTACCACTGTAGGCAGTATGGAGATTATTTATTTGCCGTTTCATCGTTAGACTCTATGGATAATCGCACAGTTGCTGCTAAAATTTCGTCCGGTGCGGTGCGTGAGTTCAGCGCACCGCCCGGATGCTTTAGCAGTCGATACTCATTCTTTTTCGATTACTATTCTGGACCTGTGAATGCTACCGAAAACAAGATAAGAGTTTTCCATAACGACACTCTTGCCTCGCTTAATGCCAGTGATCTCTCTTATATCCCATTTGATTTGGCTATACCTGTTCACTTGCCGCCTGCGATTACTAATGTGAAGATAAGCCATGGCGGATCGGTCCTCTTGTACCGCGAACTGGATATGGATGTCTTCGATTATCCTTCCGGTGCCTTATATTCTAGTTTTATTACACATACATCCGGCCCGCGTGTTATATTCGCCTGTCGGGTTGACAACATACGTGGGATGGAAGTTTCAAATGTACTTACTATAGACGCACCAAGGAATACGCCAGGCGCAAGCTGGATAATTTATCCCGATGGTTATATGGTTGTATTATTCTCCAGTTTTGTTGGAGCAATGTTACCGGCGCGCTGCGAGGTTTACGATTTGGACTCGATGCGCTCGGTTGCAGCATCTGAGATCAGCAATTGCGAGGCAGCTGATTTGAAGATGCTCAAAACACGTATTTTCTCGTGTACGATTGGCGGACCCGTCAAGCACGCTGGTGGTTACTTCTTATACGCTCTTGTCGTACATTTCAGCTTAGAAATTGGTAAGATGACCACTGTGTACCTTATTGATTCGGATGCTATTCTGGAATCTGCTCTAGCTAGCAAGAGGATTCCACTTGGGTTTTCACTTGTTTGCTCCTTTGGCAAACATGTGACTACTTTTTCATCTACACTTCTTGACAACTGTTTCGAGGTGCTAGCTATTACCCCGTCTGGAGTTCTGCTGAAATACGACGCGCGGACCGATGACGAAATCGACGAAGATATTTCACTGTACTATGTCCAACTTGGACATTCAGTCGAGAACCCCGCTATCCTGATAAGTGTTGATTCACAGATGGCGTTACAGCTGTTGGAGTCGTTATGAGCGGACGTGGCAAACGCGTAACCCAAGTCTTTTTACGGGATTTGCAGGCCTATAACCGCGATTCCGATAAGAAGGCTGTGCTCTGTAAATCCTATATTGTCGAATACTGGCAGCGCGTCGAGAGCGAATGGGTGGTCTGGAGTATTTCCTCTCCACTCAAGAATCGCCGTGCGTTCTTTAGAAGCTTAAACGCATACTTCGACCACGACTATTGCATGTTTTCCGCTTCCGATAATCCGCCTTATAAAGCAGCTACTGTTGATATTTTTATTTACCACACCCCGCGTTTACTTGAATACGGTGGGTGTGGCGGTTTTGTAGATGAAACCGTTCCGTATAATGCCAGGATGTGCGTTCCCAGCGCTCCGATGTTTGTATACAGTGCGTGTTCAAACGCATTTACTGATAACTTGATGCTTTATCAACGATCCGACCGGGCATATGTGACGGCGTATCATGCATGGAGCAACTTCATGTACGCCTTTCACGTTACGCCTGATATGGAGCGTGTTGATATTCATCCAGTAAAGATACCATTTGATGTCGCGGTCAGGTCCTCTTTCAGTCGGGTTTACAATGTGGACTCGTGTGGTAATCTTGTACTGTTTGATGTATGGAACTTGAGCGGCTTCCCCGTTCACTGCTCTATCTACAACATAGACACCGGTCAGAAAGTCGCTCAACGGATTGTGAAGGTAGGAAGATATGACTACTTTGCCGAGAAAAAGGCTACCGAATATGTTAGATTTGGGAGATTACCTTTTGAGAGTGAAGACTTCTACTGTCTCCTCTTAGATAGTGGACATCCTTCGGTGTGTAATGTTTATCTGCTGCGTTCTGAGCGTATTGTAAGTGAGGCTATGCGTGAGAACGCGCCACTTACCGGAATTGAGCTTGTTGTAAGTCTGGGCGAGTTCGTAACATCTTTTGTACTGGAGGATCCACTTTGGTATTATGACGTCCTCGATATACGGCCTACTGGCGCATTAATTGCATATATGGATTACAACAAGAAATGGTACAAGCGTGTTCCAATTCTATGTACAGCGACTGCTGGGCACCCGTTTAAGGATCCCTGCAAACTGTTTAGAGTTTCGCACAATGCGTTGTCTTACAATGATCTGTACGGTACGTTAAAGTTGTGATCAGACCTAGCAGGGAGCGGTTTGTCGCGGACGTTTACATTTCCGCCTAGATATGTTATAACGTCGGTGACTACCGCTTCCTGTTGGTCGTAGTTTGCGTGTCGGATGACTCTTGTAGTAGGAAAGGAGACCAGAGTAGATGTTACAACTGCGTGAATTGAATTCTCCATGTGTCCTGTTTTATTCTCCAGGCCGCGATCTCGCGTATTGTGGTCCTATTAACATTAACTACGCGCTGGATTACCTGCAGCATCTGCTTGAGACTGAGCCGATATGGCTACAGGAATACTTCACCGCGCTTAACATTGACAAAGACGAATTCATTGGAACCGTAAATATGTTCATCGCCTCGCTGGAGCAGGAGTTGCGCGGGGAGTCCGTGCAGAGCACACCGTTCTTCAGTGCCCCTCCCGGGCATAAGATACTTATCCTGGCAGCAGTTGCCCAAATTTTTATCGGGGAGACGATCAAAGGGCGGCGTGATGTGCTCAGTGAGAACGCCGTCAAAGAGTTGGATCCGGAAGTATTCTATAAGAAGTGCTTGCCGATCGTACGTCGGTTCATGATTCGTCCGACGTTTACTACCAGAATGATGATGCTTTTTAACCGTATGCTTTTTGCACTGCAGCAGGCCTGGACCAGGTTCTGGAGACGTTGAATTATGGATTTGAACGAGCAGCACTGCGAAGTGCTCCTGAGATTTTTTATGTTGCCCACGGAGATATGTCGCCTATTTTCAAACGTGCATATCTGTGATGCTGGTGACCGTTTGGTATTCACGTTAACTGGATACCATAGGCTTAACTTAACGATTGATTCTCCGGTTGACGGTACAAACAGCTCGTGCAACAACCGACTTACTTACTCCGATGATTTCTTGAGGAATTGCAAAAGTGCATTGGGATTTAGCGAAAGCGCCAGTGCCTACTACGAGCGCGCTGCACGCTCGTATGATAATCTTAAAGTGGGCCTTCAATCGAGTCCAGGCGATAGTCGTGAATCTGTAGTTTATTCACTCTCGTACACATCCAGCTCGCCCGTCGGCTTTTCCTTAGATCTGTCGCTCATTTGTTCTTTCTTGTCGTTTAAGGGAGAGTTGATCCTCTCCCCCGGACGCCACGCACACATCAACTTTTCCATGTATAAAGATGCTGTTGTGTCGTTCAAGGCGAATCGGCTCCATTACGATTCTGATAGGATGTTAATCGCCGATATAACCTGTCCCGCAAACCGTTGCTCTTTTACAACTGTTGACGGTGACACTTTAATCCCAGACTGGAATTGTGAACTGGCTCATAAATGCTTCATTGCAAGCAGGCGTGAGTACCCCAGAGACGAGTGGCATCGTGTGCTGTTTACAGATTCGTTTGATAACGGCTACGATTTGCTGCTACAATCCATAGCCTCGTTCATAGTTTACAGCAATAAGTTATTTCCTGAAAGATACTTCAGTGTGCATACACTACCAGAGATGATCAAACGTGCTCGCGCGTACTACAAATCAAATGTATCCAGGGGTGACTTTCCGGGGGACGCAGTTCAATGAAAACTCTGCGACTGCAGAATTTTACCGTAACGGACTTTACTCTATTCCCCGACCGTGGGTTGACTTCTAAATGCTTTCCGTACTACTTTTCCATTTGTTACGCGGGTTTGGATTTGAAGCCCCGGTGTCATATTGAACACATCCTAACTGGGGAATGCGGAGATGTTAGGCTGCCATATGGCGCGGTTGGTCAGAACTGTACAATTTCTATCCCAGCCGAGGGTGATTTATCGGCCAAGATTGGGATCATTCACCTGAATCAGGCGAAATCGACTGACGATGACATACCGGTTTCGTTGATTGACCTTGGAAGCTTTCCAGACATTAATTTGCATTCTTTGAAACTAAGGACGCGCGGCAAACGACGCAGGAGATTACGCGACGCTTATGCTACTTACAGCTTCTATAAGAACGATCTGTGGGTCATGATCCACGCACGATCCACATTTATTTATGGAATTGGCCTTAAAAGTGCGGAGGTAATATTCCGTACCGAGATAAATTCTCCTAGTACAAAGAGTATAGCTTCGTTCATCCCTACTGCTAATCCCAGTGGGTTTCTTGTCTCTGTACATGATCATCACACGCATTACCACAAAATCATGCTATTCTGCCATGGCGGTCTTACAAGATGCGTTGTTGTCAGACCTCCCAAGGATGTGCTGCTTGCGCAATTCAAGATCGTCTCGTCTGGAAAATTTGTATTTTTGATAACAGCTACTATAGATAACAATAACTCGGACTCCTGTTACTATTACACGATAACGAGGATTCCTGTTGAAGTGTTTTTTGCGGTACTATCAACCGATACAATCTGCATCACTGATTGGCAGAATTTGTTGGCTTGCAGCTATCCAATTGTTAAGTTTTCAGTAGCTTTTTCTGTAAGTCTCCTTCATGTATCAGATTCAAGTTTAATCCTGGGAAGTGCGAACGATTTTCCTATAGCCACATGGCTTTCGTGTGATCACTTTCATATTTACCAGTTTCCGCATAGCGCAATAGTTGCAGATTTTAGTGCGGGCGCCACTGCAGCAGCTTCTGGCTATAGCAATTGCGTGCGCTTGTTTGTCAAATCCAAGTCCAAGTTTGGATCTGATAAACCGAAAAGGCCATACATATTTAATCCTGCGAGATCGAATGGTTATCTTGATTTGAGCGGTTTGGATGTCTGAACCAGAATGCGAGAGAGCCTGAAGTATGAACAAGGTTGTGTACAGTGTCTGGACGTATGATTATTATAACTCGGTAAGAGAATTACTTGATATGCTAGCCGCTGCACAGCAGATGTATGCCATTTATCGATCAGATTTAGAGTACATTTCTTTTGGTGTTCCTTCTATTCCAGGGGTGAAGTGGCTAGACTATGCCCGACCGGTTCGGGTACTAACGCCCGGTTGTAACCCGGATGCTATCGAAAAGGATGCCTATGTGTTAATCCGCGCATTCGAGCATCCATACACTTCTGATCTGTTCAGGGGAACGATGTGTCTTTACGAAAACGTTAACCATGTATGCACCAATATCAATCCCACTCGGTTTGTACCAGTTATGCGAGCCGAGAGATCGAATGACGTCGATCTGGGCGAAACTGATGCTGATGTTAAACCAGACGACTGCATAACTTATCCGTGTACCGCAAGTACTGTCAGCTACATCCTTGGAAAAATCCTGGACGAGGCTATTGCTGCTGTCGGGGATATACGGGCCCTGCGTGGGTTAATTAAAGAAGTCTATATTTCTGACATCCTGCACAGTTTGCTTTCAGGTTGATCCATGCGCAATTCATCTGGAGAACTGGGCGTTTCACTTAACGCGAGTGACTTGGTTCTTAGTTATTACTCCGCTGCCGACGAGTCGGACTTTTGTTATCCGTACAGATACTTTTTTAAGATGGGTCCCGATCCTAACGGGCGTCGTGTCAGTGTAACATTTTCACATGTGCTAACTGGCGAGGAAGTCACTGTTAAAGATCTCTTAGTTCCAACCACAGATGTCGTGGAGTGCACCGAAATATTGGATACTACGGGAGCGCTAGGAGCCTGCATTATCAGCCCACGATATGTGGTTCGTTATATACTGGGCACCGTCATCAACTTCGATTCTTGGGTGCTGTTACTAAAGGACTTTCCACGTGTAAATGTCGTACCGCTGGGCCTTCTCTTTCCCAGTATGTATACTGGTTCGAATCCTAACCCGTATATTGATAAAGTTAATTTTATGAGCGCTGGTAGTGACATTTGGATGTTCTATTGCCCGCACAATTTTATTCGTGCGATACGTGTTGATATTACTACCGGTACAATACGCGATCGTATAGAATTCACTTCGTACGTACGTGCCAATAAGTCAATCCAATTTATTCCGACCATCTCACCAAGTGGATTTCTGGCTGTATGCTTTGAATTTGAGGAGTGCCGTTTTTTATTCTACGATGGTACAAAATTGAAGAGGGTCACTCTTAAAGTTACTGAAAATCTGCACTTATCCGTGCATGGGTATGGCAATACTACTTATTTGACTTTTATTGACTGCAGTTGTCGTTACAACTCGCGGGACATACTTGCTCCGGCTATTGTCCTGAAAATTCCGACCTGCATTTTCATGGATCTCTTAATGAGTAACTCTATAAGTACCACTTCCAAACTTTTCAATATTACAGAAAAACTGTGTCCAAACTCGGTGTCGCTTATTACTTCAGCTAGTGCAGAGGGGTCGCAGCTGGCACCGTGGTTGAACCCCAAGACACCGTTGTTCAAAGACGTTAACGATGCGGATCCAGACCATAACCGCATCTATTGTTCGCCCCGTACGTCCCTGCTCGATTTTGAGCGCCAACGTGCTATACCCGTTAGATCTGTGTTGGAAGGTATACACAGAGTCCGTACTAAATCATACGAAAGACTCGCGATTCCTCTGCATTATTACTCGCGCATTGGCACTGTATATATTCCTAGCCACAGCTATACCTACTTGGATCTCTCAGAATGGACCTGATTCCTTAATATGCTACGCAACATTACACAGGAAGTCCGAACTAGCAAGCGACGGCGATCCAGCGCTTGTTATCCATATGAGTATTGGATGGAGCACGACGATTCCAGTCTGCTCTATGTACGGCATATTCTTACTGACGAGCTGGCGTTTTTCAAATTTCCTTATCTCATATCAGACGATAATATTATGCTAATCCCGGGAGAGGGGGATCTTGCTCCGGTTATCGTTATCAGTTCTTTTCCAACGCACGGATGTTTTCATTATTGTAGCTATGCTTATGTGGATGTTTATGCACTGTATATTATCCAACTTGTGGAATTTCCAAAGCTTAAAGCAACACGGGTCACAATTCCCATCCCCTTTGAATTTGTTACGCCTACGACGGCGATAACCTACAAGCAGTGGGTCGGTAACGATCTGTGGTTGTTATACAGGGCTAACAACCACCTTTACGCTGTCCGCATCGACCTTGAACGATGCACTGTCGAGGATGCGGTTAATTTCCACGTTGAGATTCCGAGCTGTGCGCAGTCTAGCTTTTTCATCACTCCTACTCTATCCCCATCTGGTCTAATCTGCATAAGCTTAAACTACAAATCTGCTGAGCTTATGCTGTGGTACAATTCCGCAGATAAGAAAGTTCGCAAAACTACTTGTGCGCTTCCTGAGTACGAATGCAGTCAGGAATTTCACATTTTTTACATTATCGGTTCTGGCCTTGATACTTATGTTATTTTTGCGTCACGCATTTACTCCGAGCACGAAATTCAGATTTACAAAGTGCCCTCCGATCTCTTCGTGGATGCTGTCTTCAGTATCCCCAGTACTACATACTGGGCAGTTCTCAGGCACTGTGAACTGTGCGGGGATGGTTCTGGAACCATCATCCACGATCCTGCTCAGGGGTCAAAATTTCAAAACTGTTGGATAGATGTGGTGAACTTTATGCCTGCCGTTGAGGCCGTTATGGTTACCGATTATCTGCCCGCGGAGTGTAGGATTCGCTTTACGCACAGTATCGATATTGGGCTCAGGTCGATAGTACAACGATTCCCTGCGCATTTAAATCTCGAAAAACTTTGCCATGCTTAGATTCAGCTTACACCTACCGATGTAAGCGACAGCCGATAGCTTAATGCTAATGGCTGTCGCTTACAATTTTTATTCTGCATCTCATATGAGCCGTTGGATGCTAACTTCACGGGAGCTTGAAAATGAAAAAGATGGTGTATAGAGTTTGGGCTCGTGACTTCTATGGAAGTGTTCGAGAACTGATTGATGAATTAATAACCACATACCCGATATTTATTGTCTTCCATGCAGATTTAAAACGTACCACCTATGGCGTATTTTCTGCGCCAGAGGTGAACCGATTGGATTACAAACGACCAGTGCATGTTCTGACACGTGACTGCGGACCAGATAAGATCGAAAAGGATGCCTATGTATTGATTCGTGCATTTGAGCATCCATACACCTCTGATTTGTTCAGGGGAACGATGTGTCTTTACGAAAATGTTAAGTGCGCTCTCGACAATACGGAACCGATACGGGTAATTCCATTCGTACGTTCTCCTGTCGAGTTAGAGCCATTGAAACATGAGAATTGTCTTACCTATCCGTATGTGACATATCACACTTTTACTTCAGTGATAAAGGGAATTATGGATGAAGCTACTAAGAGCATTGACGATATTTCGGTTTTATGTCGATTGATCCGAGAAATCTACGTGTCTGATGTGCTTCACGAGTTTGGCGATGTATGATTTCTACGCAAGACAGCCACAGAACTAAGGTTGTAGTTTATGCGAATCATATGACTGTTGGTCTTCGTCCTACGAATTACAATATTTGTTATCCCCTGGCTTACGTCCCTGAAACTGCAAATGTCCCTGGTGACAGCGTGCGGGATCGAGAAGTCTCCCCTCCTGAAGGGGCTGTAATTAACTTTGAGTTTGAGCATTTAATATCAGGGACTAAAGCCAGTATTAGGGGCTTGCCCATCCCGCGCAATGCGTATATTCGCCTCAAGACGATATACGGTACAGATGGGTATCCTCCCTGTATGATTTTATTCTCGCACCACGGCGCGTCTACTCTACCGGTACAGAACCCCCAAATACTGTTATTTAATAATTTCCCTCACGTAGATGTCGTTCCGTTAAAACTCCCGTTTACAGGCTGGTTTCCAGTACGGCAACCAGAAGTTGAATACGCTGCCAACGACATTTGGCTATTTTATTCCAGTGTCAGCACCATCCATGCAATACGCATTGATAGTAATACTGGGATGGTGGGTGATGTCCTTGAAAGTATCTTCTATAAGACGTCCTATTCACGTGACTGCTACATTCCTACTTTATTACCGAGTGGATTTTTTAGGAATATATAGTAGATCCGACTGTTACGTGTTCCTTCTTTACGATGGCATCAGATTTAGAAAATATTCATTGACCCTGAGTGATGCGCTACACATGGGCGTCTACGGGTGCGGTCGGATAACCTACTTGATATTCGTCGGCTGTGTGCCAGGTTCTTCGCCGAACGCCGGACGCCGACCAATCACTGTTATACGTGTCCCAACTTGTATTTTTTTAGACCTCATAACAAGTAGCTTTTTTTCCACTACAGAAAAGCTCTTTCGCATGCTAAAGACGCTACCGTGCACGACGTCAGTGTCACTTGATCTTAAAGCTACATTGTCCGATCTTCATCTAATAACAGCGGTTGGATCCAGGACTCCGATGCTTACGATTGTTGACTTCAAGGATTCTGCTGAATATTTGATGGGCACTCGGGATGCGGTTCAATGCCTGCTACTTGATTTTGACCACCAGTGCGCGTTTCCTATAAAAGATGTTATGCACGCCCTCAGTGATACTGGGAACGTTGACTACAAAGGCACTAGACCTCACGAGCACGATCCCAACCGTCGTGTACTTTTCATTCCGACCAGATTTTACAACTACCTAGATCTTTCAGAATGGGTCTGAGCGAGATATGCTGTACAACATCACAGAAGAGCTCCGTATTAATGAATACAACAAGGTTGTATGTTATCCGTACCTATGCCGGGTTGCTGAAACTCCATCCGGCAGTAGGATTCGGGTGTTGCATCTGCTTACAGGTGCGACAGCGGATGTTGAGATCCACGACTGTATATCAACTACGAACATTACGCCCATTCCCGGCGAAGCCGGTCTAAGCCCAATGCTTATCATTAGTGCTGCCTTCGACAGTTCGGCTGCTTATGATCATATCGATATCTACGGAATTTACATTGTCGATCTTGGAGAGTTTCCGAACATTAAAGCTAAGAGGGTTCCAATTCCGCTGCCCACTGAGTTTATCGCGTATCGTACAACCCGGATATTTTATCTGTATTCAAGTAGGAAGAACTCTGGCTCCTTCAAACGTACCTATTACAACCAGGAATTAGAGTATCTTCCGCTCCGTGCTGTATGGGCGGGCAACGATTTATGGCTTGTTTATGAGATCCTAGGGCACCTTTATACAGTGTATATTGATATTGCAGGAGGTACGGTTAAGAACACAGTTGAATTTGGTGTTAGGGCCGAGAAAGCATGGGATACTACTTTGTTCGTCATTCCTACTCTGTCCCCATCTGGTCTTTTCTGTCTGAATACGGATTATGGGGCCACTGAACTTCTGCTCTGGTACAATGCTGAGGATAGAAAAATTTACAGAACCTTCTGTCATACAGCTAGGGAGCGTGGATTCAGTGTTAACCAGTTTCATGTTATAGGCGGTGGACGAGATACTTATATCGTCTTTGTTAAACGGTGCGCGTGGCCTATAGAACGGGAAGAGCAGATTAAAGTCTACAGGATCCCGACTTGCATATTTATGAATGCAATATTTGGTACGCCTACTACCAATTTGGAAAGGGTCAACGAACTGTGTAACCTTAGTGGAAGTGCAGAGGACTTTATTGATATAGTCTACTTGCCGAAGCAACGGCATGAACTCCAATCGTGCTGGGTGGATGTTCTGAACTATACCCCTGCTTCGGTTGGTACGCTGGTTACCCGGCATCAGCATTCATCCTTTAGAATGCTGTTTCCGTACAAACTTGAATGTGTGTTACCGTCTTGCAGTCGTCGTTTCCCGGAACACCTAAACCTCGGAAACGTGGATTATGGTTGGGTTTAAACTTTCAGCGGATTCGACGTCGCGGGCGGCAGACAGCGATCATCGTTATGGCTGCCGCCTGCGGTGCCGCTATTCTTGTGGATTATGTACACGTTAGCGGAGCACGACTTATGCAAACCTCCCCCCATAGAATTGTTGTTTTAGACCCTGCCAGCTTACAGACTGCTGATGTACCTTTGATTCCAGAAAACGTTAAGACGGCTGACGACTTAGCCATCAGACACGACTGGCGCCACGTCTATTTGGCATACGACGACGGCACTGTGTCTTTGATGGATCTGAAGCAAGGGGATATCTACACGATCAGAAGTCCTAGCGGCTTAAAATATACACACTTTTCTGGAGATTATGCAGCCTGTCTTTCTTCTGACCCGCCGGGTACGGTTGTACTGCAAAACCTGAAAACTTCTACAATTGACAGTTTTTCCATTCCGAGTGTGAGTCCGGTGACTCCTCAGGATTTTTTATTATTCCCGGACGGACGTATAGGTTTATTACGCGGTGTGATGCTCAACGTGTATGGAGTACGTTGCGGTGAATACACGCTACTGGATGAGGTTGTTTTTTTCAGGAATCCTCATATCAATCCCAGGCATCGGGGTCATGTTTTAGGTGAGTCTTTCTTCTTTTCCCATCCTTTAGTGGTTGGAGTCAGTCTGAGTGCTCCATTTTCGGCTGTTGTTTATAACTGTGAAACTGGCACCAGGTTGCTGTACGACCTGTACAATCCAGACAGCTTACGCGCAGTCCAGTGGTGGTTCATATTTACAGCGTTTGATGACCAGTTCTTTATAATCAAAGTTCCTACAAGTCCCAGGAAAGACTTTCCGGTAATTGTGTATGGTACCAAAGTAACAGGTCCGTCAAATGTCTGGAGGTTCGATGATTCAGATTTTGTTAGACAACATACTATATATCTTGCTGATGATGACTTTTATAAGTCTACACTTCCGCTGCCGGTTGCGTTATACATTGACGTATTTAGGACCAGCCTTAGCGTACCTACAACTGAAATCGGCACCGTCTACAGATTTGGCAAGTTCACGTATACCATCTCTTGTCTTACTCGTTGGTTTTCAGCACTCAATTTTTTCGGGGTGGGCGAGACTGGCTTTGGTCCAGACGTCAATCGACCCCGTGCTATCCCACTGGTCTTATCTCCGTATAGGCTGGTAATCTTGCATGACTGGGCATCGAGCGGTATCTGAATGCCCAAATTAAAATTGTAAAAATACAAAAATTGCGGCATTAATATGTGATGATACTTACATTCCAGACCGAGAGGCTGGGGACCGTCGTCCTGGCCGCGTGGCCGGACGACGCAGTCCCCACCTGCCGGGCCCTGTGGGCCCGGAGGGTGTTTCTTTACGGAAACACTCTCCGGGCCCGCCCGATCTCCTGGGAGCTCAAAGTGCCCCTCCAGGGCGGTGAGCTCCCAGAAGTTGCCGACGAGCAGGTCGTCGACCTGCTCTGCCGGCACTTCGAAGGGGAAAGGACAGGGCCCGGAATCCTCGGACATTCCACCCGCCCTCCCCGGTGGGTAGGGATGTATCGGGGATTCCGGGTCGACCTCCGCTAGGAGGTCGCCCGGCAGATTTTTTGACACCCCCGCAAGATGCGGGGGTTACAACCCAAAACCTCGGCAAGATGCCGAGGTCCGGGCCCCTTATGGGGGCCCGGTATCGTCGATTCCCGGGAACTGCCCGGGATTTTTTTAGCTATTCATTTTTAGCTATTTGGACTGTCTCTTCAGTTTTCCCAACTTGTGTATCTGTGCGACTTTGAACAGATCAGACTTTTCAAAACTGCTATTGACGAAATTCCTTTTTGTGAGGAGTATATAGGAGTCTGGAGACGAGCTGGGTGGCAGCGTCGTCACGGTTGACTGGTACGTAGCAGAGGAGATGAGTGATGCAGGAGTTGACCTTAATCAAGAAGATCACTGATCGAATGGTTCGGATCGCTGAGGACAGTGAACTAAAGAGGGTGCTGGACCGAAAAATAAAAAATATGGTTGCGAACTACGCGGCCTACCTCGATAGGATATGCATACTGGCCGACGCCGATGCACTGAGTAAGCGGGAATACAAGGCAATTCACGGATTCGTGGAGTATCTTGCCAGCGAGTTGCTCCAGACATTCTTCGAATCCCGTCATAAGCTCGTGTTGGAGCTGAAGTCGTTTTACGAAGTCCTGGCGAATAAGCCACTCCCCCCGTATCCAACATTTGCCACTCCAGGCAGCAAGGAGAAGATTGAAGTACTCAGAAGCCGTCTGGAAAATGGTTATTCATTGTTTCATCCTGACGATGCCAGTTGTCCAGACAGTGTGCTGAATAAGTTTCTATCATTTTGTGATTACGTCCGCAGTAAAAATTGACGGACGCCCGTAGCGAGTAGGTACACTTTTATTCGTTTTACGCCCACGACTGGCTATAGTTTCTATAGCACAGTTCGCGGGTCGTGATTCACAGACGGAACACCATGCCCCAGAATACATGGTCAGGTCATCCCCCGTTATCCAAAGAGAAGACTGAGTCCATAAAAGACATCAGTCAGGGGACGGTGTTCCGTTTTTTGGTTGGCCAGCACGAGGCGGATAGGGCTGGGAAACATTATGACGTCCGCCTGGGGACACCCGAAACTGGTCTGTTGAGCTGGGCTACACGGAAGGAGCTGCCGGAAAATCCAGGAGAATCGATTCGGCTTATCCCCCAGCCCGTACACTCCTGGGAATACCAGTTTTTCAGCGGGGAGATTCCGAAGGGCCACTACGGTGCTGGGTTTGTACATCCAGCGCAGGTGCACGATGCGCTTGCGCTGGATGTACACGGCACCGGAATAACTTTTTCTTTTAGTTCTCCCAAGGGACTTCGTCGTTATAAGATACAGAAAACTAGGGACGGCACATGGTATCTTACGAACGTTACGCCAGCTCCCGATCTTCCCAAGAAACAGCATTATAAGGTCATTAACGAGGATAAGGCGCGGGAACTTCTTCAGCTCGTCGGTGAAAAGATCGTTTCTGTGCAGCCCAAAATTGATGGAGCGCTGGGCATCATACATATCGGTAAAGATAGTATAGATGTGTTCTCGCCCAGAACGTCGGCACGGAGCGGCCTGCCAATACCTTATACAGAGAAAATCTTTGGCACACGTCCGAAGCTGAAAATCCCATCAAGCCTTCAGGGAAGTGTCCTGCTGGGAGAAGTTTATGCTGTCAGGGCTCGTCCGGATGGTAGTGAAGAGGTTCTCAAGCCACACGAGCTTTCTGCCATTCTCAATTCAAACTTGCAGAATGCTCTGCAGAAGATCAGGAACTCCGATATTCAATTTCGAATCTTCGTTTTTGATGCGGTTCGACTGGGGAAGGACGATCCAGTAACCGAGGATAGCTGGTACAAACGGGATTACGCCGCGCGTCGATCTTTCATCAACACAGCAATCCGTTACCTTCCCAGTGCATTTCACGCCCCGTTGGAGTTCAACAGTAAACAATCTGCCGAACAGCTCCTAAATGATATAAAGAAGCGTCTGTATGGCCTGACGTCTGAAGGAGTTGTTTTCTACCCTCAGAGCGGGCTGCCATTAAAGTATAAGACATTCCAGGAAAAGGATTATTATATCGTTGGTTATCTCCCCGGTTCTGGTAAATATAAAGATCGTGCCATCGGCGCCCTTCTGATCTCTGACCGTCCGCATGGGAAACCCATTGGAGCGGTTGGAAGCGGACTGACCGATGACCTGCGAAAGATGTTTTATGAAAACCAGGATCTCTATCTGGGACGCAAGGTCAGAGTCAAGCTGCTGGACACGTACGAGTCTGGCGCCCCACGCAAGCCAGTGTTTATTGCATTGCACGAAGGGTAAAGTGCTGTCATGAGTACAAGTGTATTGGGGAGCGCGTTACCGCCCACCGACTTGTCGGCGTTTGAGCCGTTGTTTTCAAAAGATACGGCTACTCCGCAGAATCCGTTTGATGCGCATACCAGCTTTCTTTCAGCAGCCGTGGCGGCAGCTAATCCAGTAATTCACGCATGGTTGCTCCATCACGGGTATTTGAAGTACTCTCCAACAATTCCGCTGGCGAAGAATATCAACGACAGACGAGTCCAGCTGGAAGTCCTGAAGACGCTCTATTCAGACATTGATAAACCTGCTTTTGAGCGGATTGTAGACTCGGTGCTGCGAATCGTTGGACTTCCCCCGGAACAGGTCCCTGCTGCTGACAAAGTCAAGATGGTGCTTGCTAACAGCAAGGCCCTGGCACCTATGTTGTATATTCTATTGGGGTCGAAACGGTACGACCAATTGTTTGGTCGTGCTGGCTCACCGATGCTCCTTGCCAAGTCCATCATTTCTCTTTATGCCCCCTATGGCGTTGATGGTCAGACAGCAGAAGCTCTCGCCCGCGGGGTGCAAGCTTATCTGATGCGGAATCCACACATTAGAAAGGGATTCGATAACGACGACGTCTCTAAGATCTTGGAGATCGGGGTCAAGCATGGGCTTTTCTTTCCAACATTGAAGGCGGAGGACTTCGTCCGTCAAGCGGCAAATGTTATCAGTTTATTTGCAGCAGCCAGGGACAAGGTTCTCCGCCAGGGTAAGCCGACTGCCACTATTGAAGAGCTGGTGCCAGAGGTTGTGGAATTATACAGGACAGGCTCTGGCGTCCCATACCCTGAAATGATCCGACGGTATCGGGTTGATAGTATCATACGCAGGATAGCACCGTTTGGAGTTTTCCAGGCCGGTGTGCAGACTTCTGGTAAAGATGTTCCAATCTCGCCGAGCGTTTATACTGAGGATGACGTTCGGTTGCGCCAGAACGCTATTGACAGCCCGGTTGGTAATATGGTTGGCGCCACAGTCCGTGCGGTAGAAGAGATGCATGTGGGCGGACCGCTTAAAAAGTTTTACGAGCAAATCAAGCAGAGCGGTACTGTTCCAGTGGTTGGGCTTTCACAATGGCTAGGAATGGCGGTTAAATCTGGACTTGCGCCGCAGCAGGCATTCCGGCTGCTCCTCCAGCAGGCTGCCAACAAGGCTGTATTGACTCCTGAGGTTGTCCAGGCCATACGTTCATCCCAGTTTAACTTTGATATCCTTCCGGTAATGGATGCCATTATGACAGTGGAAAAGAATCCGTCACTGAGAAAGGGTGCCATTGCAGAATTGGCGTCACGATTGGGTTACAAAAATGTCGGTATGATGGACGCCGGATCGTATATGCTATTTCTGCATTCACCGCTTATCCACAATAAGGTTAAGAAGGTGTTTGACGTCGCCAATCGACTCGCAATTGTTGAAGAGCAAACATCTGGATTGGCACAGGTCCCGCCGATGGCCAGGATTGGCGATGTCCTGCTGAATCGGGGAGAGTATGCCAAGAAACCCATAAAGGGCTGGGAGGCGATTTTCGGTGTTCTTGGTCCGGAAGAAGTCCAACCGCTCACTGAGAAAGTTGTGGACCCGCAGCGCAGTCTTCTTGGACTCGGTCCGGTGAAACAGGAATACGGTATTGATCTTTCACAAGCCAAGGAACTGGAAGGTTTTATAAATCCTCCGGACGAATCCGTAGAACGACCACGTGACTCCGAGGAAAGGAACATGTAAAGGAGATCCTTATGGGTAAGGTTAAGAAGTTTCGAGATATCGAGTTCTGGGCTGAGAATGGTGTTATTTATCTTTCAAACGATAAGGCTGCGGCGGGCAAGGATTATGACAGCCTGAGCTTAGAGGATAAATGTAAGATCTTCAAGGGTTTGCCCCCTAAAGTTTTCTATAAACGTGCGATTATGGCGGGCTTACACGCCGAACGCCTAGCAGTTACGGCGCAGCAGCTGAGTGAGATTTACCAGTTTTTGCAGGATGCCAGAGAGGTTTTCAAGCTCGCCAACGAGCAGGGGGCCATAGACTCAGTAAAGGCCGACAATTATAAAATCGAACATAAAATATATCGTAAACCGCAGACTATCATTCCAGGTTTCAGGGAAACTTTGAAGCCCGAAGAAATTCTTTTAGAGGGTCGAGGCGTCGATGAGTAACACTAAAAAAGCAGAAATCAAACTCGATTTCAGTGATATGGCAATGGCGGTATTGGCTGTGGCTGGACTATTGACCTATGCCGCTTTTCGCGGCGGGCACAATTTTCTGCGTAATTATTACGCAAGCGCCATAAGGGCAGTCCCGGGTAAGGGCGATCTGCGCCATTTGGCATTTCAAGCACACATGCAGAGTGCCGCGGATGCTCTGCGTAATAAACAGACGATGATGTTGGCGGATTACCTGCAGAATAAACTTGAATCCGGAGATCGGCGTGTACCGGCAGCATTGCGCGGGGGCACGCTGAATGAAAGTTTGCCAGGTATTTCAGGATGGAACTCAACACAAAATGGACCTCAAATTTAAGATCAATTTTGCTGCGGATGCAATTCTCAAGTTTCAGGGTGAGCAGAATGATTGGCATCCTGGAATTTTGGTTTGGCCGGGGATTGACGGAATACCAATGCTGAAGGACGAGGGGCAGGACAGTGGTGCTCCGTTGGATCCCAGACAATTGTTTATGTTCATGGATTTTAAGGCCAGGATTTTTGATTTAACAGATGAAGCGGATCACAAATACTACACATGGGTCTGTGATAGGATTGTGAACGGCTGGTTTATCATGTACCACCGGGAATCACTAGGACAGGGAAAGATTTACCTGGAGTGGGTTCAGAGATATTTGAAAGTAAGGCCGGGTGGTCGCATGGCAACTCCTAATATTCCTGAGAAACAGAAACCACTCGACATCCTGCAGATTTGAATAACTAGGTGAACGAATGAACGAAACAAGTTACATAGGCAATATACTGGCGCTGCTGACGACTGTTAGCTCAGGTGCAGCACTACCTTACTTTTTCCGCGTATTACGCATGTATAGAGATCCTTTCTACCTGGAAACGCTGCGGCGAGAAGTTGATCCCACTGCCAAGGCTTTGTTCCCTAAGGACATACTGCGTTCCAGGCCGGTTGAAGAAATCGAGGAAGTTGACGCTGGTTCACTGATTGAGAAGTTAAAGGAAAACGATCGCAAAAACGCGCAACTTTCCAAGACGGGAAATTTCGGTGCGGAATCTGCTGCGATCCTGGTAGGCGTGCCAGCTGCAGCCATCGCCGGTTCAGAGCTGGGCAGCACAGCCGTAAATAAATTGAAGAAAAAACTTCTTGACAACTACACGGATAGCCTGCGGGAGGAATTCATTGAAGAAATGCGACGAACTGTGGATTTCGCCAGGAAGATAAAAGAGGATAGGCTGGGTCTGGCTGAGATCCTCAGTTTGCCAGACAGGATTCGTGAAGAGCTGGCAATTGAGCTATACAACCGTACCGGCAAGGACTTCTCAGCGGTGCTCGGGTTCAAGAAGAGCCCATTATCCGGGAAACCGCTCCGAAAATACGCTAGTGCCAGCGGCGGTTCTGAGCATGTTAAGTCGGCTATTTTTGACATATCCCCGGATGCGGTTAGCAAATCCGTGCAGGAATATCTCAATGCAGCGCTTTCTGGTGCGACGGATGCGGTTAGCAAATCCGTGCAGGAATATCTCAATGCAGCGCTTTCTGGTGCGGGCGAGGTTGTGAAGCAAGTCGGGAGGAAGGTTCTCAGTCCCGCTCTTTTGGTCACTGCGGCGGCTGCTACATTGGGTACTCTTCATCACACGCTGCGTGTTCGAGAAGAGTCCCAGGAACAGATATCCAGCCTTCGGGAGCAGTTAAAGCAATGGCGGGCATCGATCAATCGTAGCATGCTCAGCCGAACCGATGGTGTAATTCCAAGTAGTGGCTTCTTCCAGGAATTACCAGAAACCACCGCCAAGCGCAAAGAGCTGCTGCGTGGTAAAATGTAAGCAGCGTGGCTCGTTGCGCTGTGGCGGTATGTTAATATGACCGACGCAAGTCGCACGTGAGGAGCAGTCGTGGCACCAGAGATGTTATCCAGAACACCAACCAAAAGCCCAGGGAACGACCCCGGGCTTTACTCGTTTACAGACGCAGAGAATTTCCAGAAAAATCTCGAGCAGCGCCTCGTGGAGTATTTCAAATCCGCTCCGGCGATCGAGGATGATAATTTTAAGTTACAGCTTACTGACGTTAAAGTGATCCCGGCCCCCAATGATCCGAAGAGCGAGCGGAATTCAATTCTTGTTGGTCAGTCCTTATCCAATATCGTACGGGGCCGTTTTCAACTGATTGATAAACGTACCAATCAGGTGGTCTCGGAGGCGGCCAAGCGTCTGGCGGCCATTCCCCGCATGACAAATCGTGGGACATTTATCCTGAATGGTGTAGAGTATGGTTATATAAATCAGCTCCGCCTGCGTCCGGGTATTTACACAAGATTAACCGACGCCGGTGAATACGAGGCGATGATCAATACTGCTGGGGTCTCCGGGCACCGAATTGTGCTCGATCCCCAGACGGCTAGGTTTTTAATGGTTATTCGCCAGGCGCAGATTCCTCTGCTGCCTGTTCTGCGGGTTCTGGGATTCTCGGACCGTGAGCTGATCGAAATCCTGGGGAAGGAGCTTTATCAGAAGAACAGCGATAGCGGACGAGCTGCCAATCTCAACCGGATTGCTGCGCTCCTGGGTGAGCGAGCCAACTCTCCCGAGGATGCAATCCGCCAGTACTTCTCCAAGATTTCCTTCGACCCACGGGTCGTTCAGATTACGACCGGCCTTGCCAGCGGTCGGATGGATAAGGCAACGATCACAGCCGTTCTCAATAAGCTGATCCGCACCGCCCGCGGTGAGGATACGATAGATGACCGCAACCATCTGGCTTTTGTCAAATTGATGACTCCCGACAGCATGCTGATGGAAGCCGTCTCCAGGAGCTATCAGCCCCTTCTGCGTAAATACTTCAATCGTGTGCGGGCCCGCAGGGATCTCAAATATCTACCCACGGGGTTTCTTGACCAATCCGTGGAGTCCGCCATTTATGGTAGTGGGTTGGGTGCCGCCCTTCAGGAGATCAATCCGGTCGAGATTGCCGATACAAGATATCGAATCACCAGGTTGGGTCCAGGTGGCATTCCCAGCCAGGAGCAGATCTCGGATGAGATCCGCTATACCCATCCTTCCTATCTCAATTTCATTGATCCCATTGTTACCGCCGAAGGCGAGACGGTTGGCGTCGATAGCCGTTTCGCCCATGGCGTGCGCTGGGATAAGGATGGTAACGTATACAGCCAGTTCATTGACCGCAAAAGCGGCCAACCCGTCTGGCTGACACCGTTTGATCTTTTCAATAAGGTGGTTACATTCCCCGGTGAATTGGAATCCGGGCGTCCCTATGTGCGTGCCATTGTCAACAATCAGCACGTGATAGTATCGCCTAAGGATGTTGATTATGTGGTTCCTCGCCCGGACACGATATACACAATTTCATCCAACCTTATCCCCATGAAGCGTGCTACATATCCGCATAGGATATCAATGGGGTCGAGGATGCTATCACAGGCGCTGCCCCTGGCCGAGCCAGAAGCCCCCCTTGTGAGGAACCTCCACCCCGAGCTCGGCAGGTCCTACGACGAGGTGGTGGCCGAAAGCCTGTTACGGAAGGCGCCCGTGGGTGGCACGGTGGTTTCGGTCGATCCCGACCGTGTGGTTATCAAGGATGAGAGGTCGGGCGAGCTGGTCCCGATTGAGCTCTATCGGGATTTCCCCTACAATCGCAAGACGTTTTACGACGAACGGCCCGTGGTGATGGTAGGGCAGAAGGTTGCACCTGGCGATGTCGTAGCCCGCAGCAATTACGTGGATGACAAAAACGCCCTGGCGCTTGGGCGCAATCTGCGCACAGCGTACATGGCGTGGGAAGGGTACAACTTCGAGGACGCGGCGGTGATCTCGGAATCGGCTGCCAGGAAGTTCACCTCCCGGCATGCATATCAGTCCTGGTTCGACAAGTTCAAGGGTACGGTCCACGATCGGGACCGTTTCATGTCGATCTTTCCGGGCTTATACGAGAAGGAATTTTATGATCGTTATGACAAGGATGGGATCATAAAGGTTGGGCAGAAGCTGGAGAAGGATCAGCCGATCATGCTGGTAGCGGCACCGGCGGTTGGTGTGGGTCGTAAATTATACAACGATATCAGCCCGGTCTGGGAGCACGAGGATCCTGGCGTCGTGGTTGCAACCTATCATGGTCCCAGGCACATCAATGTGCTGATCAGGACCGAGCACCCCTTGAAGGTTGGGGACAAGATCTCTGGTCGTTATGGTGATAAGCACATCATAGCAGCGATAATTCCCGACGAGCAGATGCCCAAGGACGAATCCAGGCAGCCCTTTGAGCTCCTTCTCAATCCTCTGGGTGTCCAGGGTCGGGTCAACATTTCCCAGCTTTACGAGCTCTTCCTGGGGAAGGTGGCGAAGTCCCGTGGCGAGCCCATTGCGGTTGACGAGTATGCTCGTTCCGATCTGCGCAAGTACGTCGAGGACGAATTAAAGAAGGCGGGTCTGACTGACAAGGAGCAGATCTGGCTGGATGGTTATCGCAGAACGATCGAGGCCCCTGCCGGTTACCGATACATGCTCAAGCTGCACCACACGGCTGAGAGCAAGCTTGGTGGTCGGGGTGTGGGTCAGTATTCGATGGAAGAGACGCCGGTCAAGGGTGGTGCCGGTGGTGCCAAGCGGATCGGGCTGCTGGAGATGCTCGGGATACTGGCGCATGGCGCGTACAACGTGGCGCGTGATGCGCGGGTTGTACGGGGCCAGAAGAACGAGGAGTTCTGGACGAGGTTCAAGCTCGGGTATGACATTCCTGAGCTCCTCGACCGCCCGATGGTATACGATAAGTTCCTTGCCCAGCTCACGGCGATGGGTTTGTATCCCTATCAGCGCGGCACGCAGCTCAATCTGTTTGCCCTGACGGACAAGGACATTCACGGGCTCACGCGGGGCCGCGAGGTCAGGTCGCCAGAGACGATTGACGTCAAGGATGGCGAGATAGTCCCCATCCCTGGCGGCCTGTTCGACCCCAACCTCACGGGTGGTCTGCAGGGCACATTCTGGTCGGCGATCAATCTTCCCGAGCCATTCCCCAGTCCTCTCGTCGAGGCCCAATTACGGGCTCTTTTAGGTGTTTCCGAGGAGAAGTTCCTCAAGCTCCTGAGCGGTGAGGAGTCCTTACCCGATCAGCCTGCTGGCGTGGTTGGGGTTTACAACTATTTCAAGAACCTTAATCTCCCCGAGCTCAGGTCACGGCTGGAGAAGAAGCTCATCTCCGCGAAGGCTGACAAGGCCGACGCCATTCTGAAGAAGCTCCGTTTTGTGGAATCCCTCATTGATCGTGGGATTCGTCCCGAGGAGCTTTTCTGGACGAAGGTTCCCGTGCTCCCGCCGTTATATCGGCCAGCCGGTCTGATGCAGACAACTGGGGTTCCCATCCTCGCCGATGCCAATCTCCTGTATCGCAATCTGATTGAGCTCGCCAGTGTGGCCAGTCGCCTGCAGGCGCTGGGCCTGTATGGTGCTTCCGAGCGCCGTCTCTTATACGACGCCATAAAGGCCGTCGTGGGCCTGGGCGATCCCGTGCATCCTCGGGATCGCGCCCGTGGCGTGAAGGGCATTCTTAAATCGGTGATTGGCTCATCGCCGAAGGAGGGGGTTATGCAGAAGAAGCTGCTCGGGGCCCAGGTGGATCTGGTGGGCAGGGCAACGATCATTCCCAATCCCAATCTTAATCTTGACGAGGTGGCGATTCCCGAGAAGGCCGCCTGGGAGATATATTCCCCGTTTATTATAAGGACGTTGATTCGGAGGGGCATGTTTCCCCGGCAGGCCGTGGAAGCCGTCGAGGAGCGTTCCGGGGTGGCGCGCAAGGTGCTGCTGGACGAGATGTCTCAGCGTCCCGTGCTCATTTCGCGTGCCCCCGTGCTGCATAAATATGGGATACTGGCTGCCTGGCCGAAGCTCTCGCAGCGTGACGTGATGGAGATTCATCCTTTCCTTGTTACGGGTTTTGGAGCCGATTTCGATGGTGACGCCATGCAGTTCCACGTCCCTGCGGATCCCAAGGCGGTTCAGGAAGCCATCGACAAGCTGCTGCCCAGCAAGAACCTGATCTCCTTCCGTCGTTTTGAAGCCACCGTCGTACCCACGATGGAGTATCTGGCGGGGCTGTATTACTTGACATCGTTGGAGCCCAAGGGAGCCCCTGTGGTTATAAAAAGCCGATCCGAGCTCCTGCAGAAGCTCAAGAGCGGCGAGATTAATCCTTCGCAGCGGGTTGTTCTTATGGAGGATGATAGATACATTACGGCGCAGCGTGGTAATGAAAGGAGGAATGGAAGATGAGACGCAAGCGCAGACGCAGCATGCATGGTGTAAATAATACTACTTATCGTCGTAAGCTTATTAATCGCGGTACGGAGGAATTACAAGGTGGCACCGGTTTGACGGGCGGTGGCACAGCGCGCACTGCGGGGTCCGCTGGTAAAAAGGCGGATTCCGCGTGCGCGTGTGTTGATATTAATGCGCACATTAATGCGCACGTTAATGCGCGTGCGCATTCTAATGTACGAAGACGGGCTGGAAGTCGTCCCACGGCAACGAGGTATCAAATATCCTTAATCAAAAAGAGCCTAACCGCGATTGATATTACCGTATCAGGTATTTCCCGTACAGAGTATGAAGCTTCAGTGAGGGTAATAACGGACGTCGGCAGAGCCGTTTTTCAAAGAATACCCATTCCGGCGTTTTCAATTATAAACGGGAGGATCGAGCTCAGGCAGATATTAAATACAATCCTCGATCTTGCGAGTTCAGCTCAGCTTGAGGAACCCGAGTACATTCAGCAGGTTTGGGGAATCCGCAATCCCGAGAATGTCGAATCCGATATTCTCCAGCAGGCGCACGAATACTACGTCTTCAGCAAGCGCATCCTGCGCAAGCTCAGGACGTGTGGTATTCCCGCGCGTGTTGGTATTATTGATGATATTTTAGATAGGATAGGAAAACGAACGATAAAGGTGAATACGAAGTTCCTCGAATCCAACGCACATCGAGTATCAAATATTAGGAAGGGAAAGGAGGTAAGTGAGTAAGGTATGGCTCGTAACCGCAATTGCCCATCCCGATTAGCGGTACAGAGAATAAATTTGTTAGGCCTGGCCCATAGCGGTAAGTCAACATTCGCACGGGCTTTGGCCGCAGAAATATATAATAGATGTGGTTACAGTCCAGACATTCTGGAGGAGGAGTTCAAAGATAAAGCATACGCCTATCCCAACAATCCTCCGGATCTGTATCAGCAATGCCGAGCCTTTTACAGGCAGCTGCAACGTGAGGAGTCCCGCCTGCGTCAATCGGCGTTACCCTTGGTTATAAATGATTCGGGATTATGGATGATAGTATTCTATATTCATGCTATGCTCAATTCTCCTGAGCATACAAAACGCGATGGTCAGGAATATCTATTATTCAAGCATTTATCAGAACAGGGCGGTTTGGCGCAATTCATCAACGCCTGCCGCCTAATTGATGGGGAGTACAGGACGTTAAATATAATCTTCGATCCTATCCCCAGACCATCCCCAAATGTCCCTGGTAGATGGCACAAATCGGATCCGGACCCTGAATTCATAAATGAATTCAGAAAATTTATTCTAAACTCAGGCGCAGCTATACACGCCGAATTCGTAAATCTGGCGTCAATAGGCACGCCCAGTTTTAGTGATAATGGAAATGGTAGAACCAATAACGACGTTAAGCGCGAACAATTCAACCTTATCGTGAAGGGAATCGTCGATCGATATGTTATACCATCTACGCCAGCAAGTGTAGTTATAGATACTAATTCTAATTTCAACGTAGCCAGGGAGGCTAATTCTAATTTCAATGTAGCCAGGGATACTAATTCTAATTTCAACGCTAGGGCCTCTAATTTAGCGCCTGACGCGTTCGCGCGTTAGGCGTGACAAATTGGCCTAGGCGATATTAAAATGCATCAGAAACGAAATAATCGCAAATAACGGGCATATAAGGGAAAATGGAAACTAAAGAAAAATGGAGACCATGGAGATGATATACGGCATACTTCCAGGAGTGTTTCAGATAATGCTTATCATTGCGGCTTATCTGCTATTTCCCAGGCTACTCACTTCGATCCTTTATATGCTGGAGTTGAGCTGGAAGCGGTATTCCATCGTATCAGCAATTGTAGCTGTTATTGTCAGTTGGGCCTGCGCCAGGAAATTGGCGTGGGCCGACTGTTATATGGGCTATTGTGCTGAGGATTCTATCTGCTGGAACATACTGGTGTGCTTACCAGTAGTCGAATATTTTATAACTGGCCCCCTGTACAAAAACGATAGTATTTACCTCAGCGATTACTTCGGGCCCATTATGGCGATATTTGTTATCGTCATCACCATCTACGCTCTGGTGCAGCTGCACGCGCCGGTGGTGATTTGAATACCACCCCCGCGTGTCAGCTCCTTCCCAAGCGCTAATCCTCCTCTCCCAGCAAATACAAGCCTAAGCCTAAATATAAGCCTAATACAAGTCTAATATAAGTTTACTACAAAATTCGCCCATGGCCCGTTTCAGTAGGCCATGGGCGAATTTTTTCTCTTTATATATCCAAAGGATATATAAAGAGAAACTCTATTTTTTGCACTCTGCTTGAATACCCGGCCCTATGGCCCCTGATGGGGCTGTTTATCTTATACTTACCACCCCTTTCCCATCACTTATCAGCCACAAACAGGGCCATCTGGCCCTGTTTTGAGCATTAAAAGTACATCTTCAAAAAATGGCCGATCGAAAATTCCCCTAGGGTGAAAGATTTCAAAATTCAAAAAATGACATTAAAAGTACATAATTTGGGCTTCGGATGCCGCTGACTGGATGTATTCCCCCGATTTCAGGACTGTAAAAGATACAAAAAATCGGCATTAATACTTGCTCGGGAGCAATCCCGGGCCGCCCGGGTCGAGTTGAGGTCCCTGCCCCGCCTCCTCCCCGGGCGTTTTTCTATTCTTTTAGCCGTGCCGATCCTTCCTGGTCGGCAATTCCCCCTTTCCGTTTAATAACCCCCCATCCCCAGGGCCTACTTCAAATAGGCCACAGGGATTGGGGGTTATTAGATATTACTGGTTGGCAGTATTAAGTATCCCAGACCGGCGGTATTAAATACACAAATACGCAAATACAAACTCCAAATACGATTTAAATATTCCGTGGAGGTCCTTCATCTCATAATTTCAACGCTAGGGCCTCTAATTTAGCGCCTGACGCGTTCGCGCGTTAGGCGTGACAAATTGGCCTAGGCGATATTAAAATGCATCAGAAACGAAATAATCGCAAATAACGGGCATATAGTAGGTTATAAGATAAATTAAATACTCGAAGAGCCCTATTGTAAAATATATCGTTTTTGGGCATTAATATATGAGGAAATAAAAGCCCCGCCGCGACGGGGCTGGGAATACCGGTGGGGCCCGGTCGCGGACGGGCCCTAAATAGGAGTTTTTTACCCCTGTAATGTAATTACAGGGGTAACTGCGTTTATATTTAGCTATTTTACTGAGCTAATGATTTCACTGCGGTGGCAGGCACGTTTGTGCATTATGATATCGTATATGTTGTCGCCGAGGCGAGGTCAGCTCGCCCGGGCGATATCATTTTCGATTATCGTGACATTTTTGTTCCTTTGGTGTGGCATACATTAAAACCGGTTACAGGGTTGATAGCGGGGATACCGAGTGCTCTCCAGGATTCGTAACCTGGGGAGTATTTGATATTGAGTAAAACATATCGCCCATGGCCTGCTGAAATAGGCCATGGGCGAATTTTTATCTTTATGTATCCGAAGGATACATAAAGATAACCCTATTTTTTCCGTAGGAACTGCCAATCTCGGCGGTCCGGGTCCGCCCCACGGGGAAGGTTGAGTACAACCTTCCCCATGGATACGACCTCCACCTCATAGAGGTGGAGGTCGAGGAGATCCTCTCGGCCCGTAGGGCCGAGGGGGTCTCCACGGCATGCCCGGTCCTAATAAGGACCGGGCATGCCGTCAAGAGCGCCGGAGGGGCCACCCTCCGGCGCTTCATCGAGGTCTTCCGGGTCGATCCCAGCTAGACCCGGAAGACCTCGCCCCCCCACGGCGACAGTCCTTTACAGGACCGCGCCGTGGGGGGTTTCGTTTTTTTTAGCCATGCCCCCGAGAAGGATACGCGGGAT